GGCCCTTGCCTGCGCAGCCAGAGCCCGTGGCCGCGTTGCGCGATTTTTGGTAAATGATTGATTTATCACGGTTTTTGACCCGATACCGGAATCCTAGTTTTTAAGGCCGCCGCCCGCGTTTCGACGCCCGCCGCCCGCGTATCATGCGCCGCGCTATTCGCCCCGCGTTGCCCGTGCCGCGTTCCGCCGCCCGTGAAAATTTTTAAAAATACCGACGCCCGCGCCCCGCGTTTTTTGGATTGCGCCCCGCCGTGATTTTTCCGCCGTATGTTTTACGCAATCCCCGCCCCGCCGCCCGCGGCATGATTAACTCTAATAAACGCCCTAGGAAGCCCGACAAGCGGGCATAAAAAAACCCCGCTAGGGTTATAGCCTAGCGGGGCGTTGCGGGCGTTGTATGGGGCTTAAATCGCCCTAAAATGTAAACCCGACAAAGACGGGCGTTTCTTCCGATAAGAATATTTCACGGTTGCTATCGTCAAAAGGCGAAAGCGAATAATAAGCGGGCTTGCCGCGTTTCGCACGTTCACGAAAATTAATAATATAAACGGTTTTAGAATTAACCGCCCGCTTTATAAAATCGCCCGCGCCCATATTGCCAAGCGCAATTTCCCTCACGACGTCGCCATCATTAGTCTGGAATAGTTTAGATCGTTTAAGCATGATTTTAATTCCCATATAAAGTTAATGAAGCCCCGTTATCGCATAAAATCGCATAAAAGAAAAGCCCCGCATTTAAACGGGGCTTATTCGGGGCAAGCGGGGCGGGTTTATTCTTTTCCGATATCGCCCGCCACATGATGCCGAATAATTGACCGCGGCGGCAATGTTTTAACAAAAGCCCGCAATTTTTCGCCGTCGGTTTTCCCGTCGTCGGCGGCGTCGGTGACGGCTTGCCAATGAATGCGGGTTTTTCCGCCGTCGGCATAACAGCCGCCCGCGTCGTCGGGGTTGCCCGCTTTCTTTTTGCCCGCCCCATGCGCCGTAAACATGACAAAAAAATCACGGTCTAGACGGGCGCATAATGGGGCTTTTTCCCCGCCGCAATTAACGCAACCGACGCCCGCCAAATATTCGGCGGGGCAACGCACGCCCCGCACGCCGTCGGCGGTTGTGTTTTTCGCATTCCCGTTCTTTTTCCAAAAATCAGTGGCAACGACGACAACGGCTGGAACGCCCGACGCAACCGACGCGGCGGCGGCTTTAATAGAGGCGGCGGAAAAGTTTATCACCGTTTTAAGCGGGCTTAATTTATGCGCCCAGAAAAGCGGGTTAAAATGGGAGTATGTAAACCCATGCCCGCCGCGTGGCTTGCTATCCAGAACGGCGTCTAGATATTCGGCGTCTATTTCCGACGGGGCGCAACCGCGCCCGCTTGCGTTTAATTCGCATGAAGCGGGGCAGGTATCATATTTGTTAGCCTTGCCCGCCCGATAGGTAACGGCGCAACCCGCCGTCTTATTCGCTTGTGATAATTTAACAGTTTTAAGCATGGTAAGCCCCTTTAGAAAATTTAAAACTTTCCGCTTTATCTCATATTATCCCATATATGGCAAGCCCTAACAAAAAGCCCCGCTTTTTAAGGCGGGGCTTGTCGTCGTTATATGGGGCGATTTATGCCGCAATGGCAACCCGTTGCCAGTCGGCGGGACGCATGGATAGCAACGCGCCGCCGCGTTGTTGCCACAAGTCGACGTCGTCGGCGTCGGCTTTATGTGAAACGGCGGTTACGGCGTTAATGAGGGTTGCACGGGAAAGCGGCTTTTCCCGTTCATAGCCCGCTTGCCCGATAGTATCAAGCAACCCGTTTAAAACGTCGCCTGTTTCTTTTTTGGTTAATTTCATAACCGCGCCCAAATTATCGACGACGGCGGCCTTGTCGGCGTCGGCGTCTATAACGTCGGCGGCGGCGGCTTTCATGCTTTCCAAAACGGCGTCAAAACTATCGCGACTTGAATAAACCCCGACAAGGTCACGGATTTTTAATTCAAGGGCGCGGTTGTCGGCGTCCTTGGCCTGATCGGAAAGCAAGCCCCAGTCGTCGGCATCCCGCCCGCTTGTAATATGCGACGAACGGGTTTTATTTTGGGTTTGCATTCCATTAAGGCAAGCCAAAGTCCATGCGATTTGATAAACAGAAACAGAACCCGCCCCGACTTCGCTATTCTGCAAGCCGATACCGTTCGCCATGATATCACCGACGCCCGCGCCCTCGCCCATATGGACAAGGGATTTAAGGCGCAGATATAACCGCTTATCGGTCACGGTTGCGTTTACAACTTGAAAGCGGGCGTCGCTTTCCATAAGTTGAGGCAACGCCGATTGAAGCAAGTTGACGTTGTCAAAAGTTTTAAACTTGTCTGAGACGAAAGCCCGCAATTTACCGCGCCCGCCGTCGGTTAGGGCAAGCCCCTCATATGAGCGCAACATACGCACCGACGGTTCTTTTTGCCAAATAGCGTTGATAAGCCCGTCGAATTGATCCGCATAGCCCACTTGAAGGCGGCGGGCGGTTCTAACATCAATTCCCGCATGACCCGCTATCTGCCCAAATGAAACGTCGTTTACATCCAGAATGGTTGTCGGAACGCCGCCCCGTTGCTCAATAACAACTTGCGGAACGCCGTTAGCGTCGGTTGTTTTTTGCAAGTCATGCGTCGGGGCAATAAAGTCGGCTTGCCGCGCCGCGTCGTCACGCACCTTTTCCAAAAGACGTGTCAGGGTGTTTTGGCTGTTTTCGATTGAATGGTTCATTTTACTATTTCCCGTAGTTTTGGGGCTAGGCCGACGCCCCGTTAAAAAAGGCCTATGCGTGTTGTCTCATATTATCGCACCCCGTGCAAGCGGAAATTTTAAAAAATACTGTCGGGGGCAAAAATAAACCCCGCCGTGCTAGGGCGGGGCTTGTTTAGTTTATCGACGACGCCGTCGTCGGGTTCGGGGCTTGCGGGCGTGTCTTTCCCAGTCGTCGCCATGGATCAGGCGGGCTATCCAATACAATAAGAACATTATTCCTGCAACCCCCAGTCCGCCGCCGTCGTCATATGGATATCGGGGTCTATTGTTTGAACATGACCTGACCGTTCAAAAATTTCCCAGTTTTCCATATTGTCTAAGGTTCGCTTGAATTGCGCGACGATTTCATCCGGCGTGACTTTGTCGGGGTCAGCCTGAAAAGACGGCACGGTAAAGACAAAATCGAAGTCGTGGATATATACAGGTTTTGTCATGCCGCCACCTCATAATCATCGGTAAAGGTTGCGTTTAGCATCTCCAATATATCATCGGGCAAAAACAATTCGGGGTCAGTGTATCCGATATATTGCTCAGATATGTTTGTGACGCCGTTTTTAGTCATGCGGGCTATGGTTTCAGCATTCCATGAACCGCGTTCATCATCAAACAGGATGGATTTACCGTCTTTTTCAATATCCATAATCAGATAATTATGGCATCCCCAACCGTCCGGCACGGTGTTATAGCCAAGGGCGTCTATCGCACGACAAACAATGTTTGTCCCGTTCCACCCATCGCCGTCGTCAAAACCAAATTTTGAAAAGGCGTCTTCCCATGTCCATTCAACTACTGTTCTAGGCATAACGCATCCCCCTTGCATCACTATGGTGACCTTCCAAAACCAGTTCGACAGAATAAGTGTCGCCGTCGTTCCAACCGTGTTCTTTTAACGCAACCTCGACCGCCGCGTCAGCATCAGGGGCTTCGACCAGTTCATAAATGCTATGCGGATGGTCTAAGAAAAACAGAACAGAAAATTTTAATTTTTTCGGCACGGCAAAGCCAAAAACATATATTTTCTGGTTGTCTTCATCGTCGGTGAAATCATGGTTCACATAAACGCCTGTAGGGCAATCATCGACCCAGTCCCAAAAGCGTTGGTCTATTGTTCTATTATTTTCAGACATCGTTTTTACTCCCGTAGTTTGTTAACGATGCCCCATCGTATGCGATTATATAGGACTTATCAAGTCAAAAATAGTTTCCCACTGAAAAGGCTGTTCACAACGGAAAATTGGCTCGACCGCTTCAAGCCCGTCCATCTTTAAATCGACCGCCGCATTAGCGGGATACAAAAAGCATTCGGCGGGTTCTGTCGGCTTGGTTTGTTTCTTAATCAATATCCAGCAACTGGCATGGCTATGCCGCGACAGCCACGCGACTTGCGACGGTTGCAGGGTGACGGCGTTGCCCGTTAAAAATTTTAGTTCGACAAAATGAAAGTCGCCTTTTTCATCGCAGATCATCAGGTCAGGAATACCCGCCCCGACCCAGTTCTCAATCCGCGTCAGCAGAAATTTCCTGTTCGACCTCTGCGCGGCTTCCTTCACTTGCTTGTAAAAGCCTGCCTCTCGCTTTGTTGCGATTGCTGGTATTTTCGTCTTTTTCTGTCGGGGTGACGTCGATGGTGATCGGGGCATAACTATTTTTTATCTCCTCAAGTGCTTTCAGGACATCCTCTTTGCTCATGCTGTCGATTGACCCATGACGGATTTCCGATTTGCTGACATAGATGTCGCCTTGCGCTTGCCCCCTGCGATACTCAGCCTGAACGGCGGCAGAATAAGCCCCGTTTTCCAACGCCATATCCCGTATGGTCTGTAAATCTCTAAGATGACGCTGATAGGTCACCCCGTATTTTTCATCCAGTTCCCGCCGATACGCCTTTATCGCCGCGACGACATGAGGCGACATATGCGGGTTGGTAAGTTCATAAGCCCGTGAGTGCGCCGACCCTGCGGCATAGCCCGCGTTTATCGCGGCTTCTCTCAAAGTTATCTGCCCGTCTTTGCTTACCAGTTCTTTTACAAAAAGTTCCTGCTTGCGTGTCAGGGCTTGCTCCGCAGTGGCCTTCTTTCGACCCCGCGTCTCAGTCTTTACTACAGATTTTCTCGCCATAATCTTTCCACAGTTAAAAAGGTCTACTTGTCTCTTTAACACAATTTACACCTATATAGGCTGAAAAACAAAAAATATTTTTTTTTGATTTTGGGCGCATTAAGGCAGTTTTGCTATTTAACTCTGTTACATTTTAGTAATTATTGGTGTAACACTTTATGTAACAGAAAAAACCTTTGTATTAAAACAACTTAACTACGATGTTACATTTGTTACACCTGTTACACCTATTTTTTAACTTTTTTTATTTTTTATAATTTTGAGCCTATATAGGTGTATCGCGTAACAACGCCTTTGAAGAGGAGTATTCGTTCTCTGGGTTTTGAGCCGTGATCCGCGGACTTATCTTCGCGCTTCACCGATCTTTCCAAGCGTCCCAAAAAAGATAGGCCAGCAGGGCGAACCCGCTGACCAGATAGGTGATTATGAAGATGTCATCAAATCCAAGAGCCATTGCGTTGGTTTATACCTTTCCGCCAGCCAGAGCATTATTGCCATCGTGACAAGGAGTGTCGTTGCGCCCACGGCGTCCATGAATTTTTCCATATCTCTGCGTCCTCAGTTAGTTTCGCTTCGATTTTTGGATGAGATACCCAACTTTTGATGCCCAGTTCATCGGTTCGTTTGAATTGCTGGTATTGTTCGCGCCAGTATGTTGGGTCTTCATCGTTCCATTCTGCCTCTTCTGCGTAGAATTGGCAAATTTGCATACAGGCGTAACCTGTAAGCCACCCGTCGGGTGTTCTAGTTATTTGTGGTAAGCGCATTAAATACTTCCTCCAGCGGTTTATCTTTGTTTTTTAGGATCATGTCCCTGACCGTATGCACTTTTGGTATCCCGTAGGCTTCGCCTATTTCTTTGAGCGTTCGATATGTTTCGCCGTGAATTACATAGGTGCGGTAGGGTTTGGGGCGGCTATGTGGCAGAACATCGGTGGTTAATGCGTCCTCTAATGTCCACCCGCTGTTTCTGACCCGTGAGGCGACTAATTTGGGGTTTGCCCCGAAGGCTCGTGATGCGTGGGTCATGGACTTATATTCGACACCGAAGGCGATAACGGCTTTTAGCGGCTTATTATAAGGCGTGATCCGCGGTTCGATTTCCAAGGCTTGTTCGGCAGACCAGTTCAGCACCGCTATGCGGCGGTGGGCTGTTTTGTAGTCTACCGTGCCGAAGTAGTCGCAAGCGTCGGTCAATGTAGGGAAGATTTCCCCAGAAACGGATATGTCGGTTATTTTACGGACGGAAAACTTGGTTAGGCCGTGTTCTTTTTTAAGACGGTAGAGGGTGTGCTTAGCCATACCGTATTTTTTGGTTATATCGTCGTCGGTTGCCCCACCTTTAACCTCTTCGATTATTTGTTGGCGGACGGTGTCGTCGTATCGGACGGTCATTTCGGCGCGGGTTTTGGTTGCCCCTGCTCGTTGCAGGATTCGGTTTATGGTGCTACGCCGGACATCATATTTGTCGGCTAGTTGTTCGGTGGTGATTTTGTTTTCGGTGTAGTCGTTGATAACGGCTTGGATTTCATCATCTGACAGTTTGATACCATATCCGCCCATCGGTGCGCCGACTAAGCCGTTTAGATGGACGGCGTCGGGGAAGGCGGCTTGGACTTTGGCAATGAGCCGTGGTTCGCGGTGCGCGATCTCTGTTGCCTTGTATTTTTTACAGAAGATTTTAATTTTGCACGGTTGGTCATTTTTTAGGAAAGCGCGGTAGATGAAGCGGTCTCTTTTATTGACGCCGTCTTTGCCGTCGCGCTTTGCTTTTTGGATGTGTTGTTTGAACCGCAGTTCGGGGTCTGCGCTTGACCCGATATATATGCCTTTTCCATCGACAGTTAAGGCATAAAGTTGGCAAGGCCTGTCGGCATGACCTGACAGTTCGGCGGGCGCGAGGGGCTTGAGCCCCAGTTTTTTGCCCCAGTTACGGACGATAGCGTAGTCGTTGTTGGACAGGCCTTTATTTCGGCAGGCCTGTAACACGGAGATTTTTTCCTGCGCCGCGTGTTCATACATATCGCGGATTTGTTTGTCGGAAAACTTACGACGGGGCATCGTTTGCTCCCTTCAGATACCAGCGGCGGCGCGTGTCGGTTGACCAGTAGTCATTGTCATACGGATAGTCATTGTCATACGGATATGTTTTTTGCCGGAAGCATTCGTAGACCACGCAGACCTCAGACTGTGTGTCTTCATCTTTCCAGACGCAGAGGTCGAACATCCGCTCACCGACTTGGATGCCATACCAGTCCATATCATCACTGTCGCGCCCACTATGCTCATTTTGGATATGGGCATCACTTTCGTAGAACGCGGTCAGATAGCCCTTTTCATAGTCGGACAAAACCAGTTCGTCGTCATCAGAACCGTGATCCGCGGACTGCGGGTATTGGTTATCCCAAGTGATTTCCTTTTGAGCGACATCTTCGGCGGTTGAGATAGCCAGAGCAATGTTTCTCCAGCCGTCATCCGCGTGTTCTGATTGGTCATCACAAATGTCGTATAGATCGGTCAGTTTTTTCAACACTTCCTGCTTTTTCATATCATTCTCCCGTAGTTGATATAAGATTTATCCCATACATAATATAAATAAAAAGGGGCGTCAAGCCCCTTAGTGTTTGGTCTCTGCATCATAATCATATGCGGCGGCGATTACTGCCGCTTGGTTCATGGCGGATGACAGCATACCCATTGTGGTATTTGTGTCGGGGCTTTGCACCATAAGACGGAACAGAAGCGCGGTCAGCGCACCGCCCATCACGGCTCCTGCGTTATAGCCTTCGGCTTCCATTTCATCTAGCAGGGCGTTCATTTCATCCCCTGCAAAATCAAAATCGCGTTCTAGGTCGTTTTTCATCCCCGTTGTATCCTTTGCCAAGCCGCCTGTATTTCGGCGGAGCGTTCAACGGCTTCACGGCTAAATTGGCCTTCTGCCGCGATCCGTGATGCGTAGAGCGAGACCACCTGATTGAGGTGTTGAACGGCTGTTTGCCAGTCCATCGCCCGTGCCTTCTCATTTACGATATCAGATTTCTTCATTTTTGTCTTCCTTTACATAGAATTGGATTTCGACGAGCCCTTCTTCGGTTCGGCTACAATGCCAGACATCCTGATGGAGGTTTTCAAACAAAAGCAGATACAGTTCTTCGCGAGTTAGTTCTTTAATCATCTTATTCTCCCGTAGTTATATAAGATAACTCCTATATAGACTTACTACTACATATTGTCAACAAGTAAAAAAAGACCCCCAGAGCCTGAACTCTGAGGGTCTCACTACGGGAATGTAAAGCTTGGGGGCTCTACAAACCCTAATATAAGCGACTGTATGGGAATTGCAACATATATTTGGGTAATTTAATGGATTATTTTTGCTTAACTTTTGAATTAAATTAAGTCTTTAGCACGGGAGGTGTTTTTGGGGGCTTTTGAAGCGGGTAAACTTGGTGAGTATATCTGTGCGTCGCGGTTGATGAAGTTAGGTGTTTCCTGCGAAGTAGTCAATTTAGACACAGTGGACATTGTGGCTTATGTCGATCAGCGGCTGATCCGCATACAGGTGAAATCTAGCGTTTTAAAAAAGCACGGCAAGTCGCTGGGGTATCAGTTTGCTACCAGCATGGGCGGCAGAAAAAAGCCGCTCACTGTAGAGCATTGCGATATAGTGGCTCTTGTGGCTACTGATTGTGAACGGGTGCTGTTTAAGCCCGTAGAATGTTTAAAGGGGCAGGTTACTAAGCGTATCCTGCCCCGTAAATTTGATAGAGACGACTTAGAATATAAGTCTTGGCATCACTGCATGGATTATCTCAATCAAGATCGTCAGGGTTGATCCAGCCCTTTTCTAAGGCGTCCAACAGTTCGTCGTCAGATAGTCGGTCAATGGCTGACGCCGAATACATTTTCTTTTTTTGGCGGCGTTTTGCCACTACTTGTTTTTGGACGGGTTTTGCCACTACTTGCGCTTCGGTAGGTGGTTCTACATCCACTACCTTTTTAATATCCGCTGATACCTCAATTGTGGCATAACGGTGGCTACATTTAAGACACTCCCTGTTCCGGCGAATTGTGCCGTCGTCCGTGGGTCGCGAGTTGTAGACCTTACTCTTTGATTTGCATTTTGGACATATCACGATAGTCTCCAATAGTTAGTAGGCAGACCTTACAGGTTACTGACCCGTCGTCCGCGGGCTCTGGCAGGTTAATCAGGCACTTTGGGCATCTGCCCGCGTCTAACGCCTTTTGTATTACACCAGCATCCCCGAAGGGTTCCCTATTCTTCGTCATTTTCGACCTCCCCTGACCCGCCGCAGAGTTCGCACTCCATCATACGGCCTTCTAGCCAGCCGCCGCGCCATGCCATAGGGGCGGGGACAGCGACTTCATATTCACACTGTCCCTCACCCCCGCACTCAGGGCAAGTAATATACTCAGGCACGGCCTAGATCCCTCTGGCGTTGATACCAATTACGGTTGTGCTGTTTTACGCGCTCATTATTATTTTTGTTCCAATGCTTTTTGGAGCATTTCTTTGAACAAAACTTGCGCTGTTGACCCGTGAGCCGCGTTCCGCAGTTCGCGCAGTTTTTTCTGCCGTTCTTGCGCTTTTTAATTGGTGCGCGTTCCGGCATTGACACGACATTAGTAGGCGGGGCAGGTTCTGCGGCCTGTTTTTTAGCCTTTTCCCTAGCAAGGGCTTCGGCTACTTCGCCTTCAATTTCATAACGGAGCAAGATAGCCCGTGCGCCCAGCATTTCCATCGTGCGACGGCTCACGGCTCCTGTTTCGTCATACTCGTGCAGAACAAACTGCAAGGCATAAAGTGTATTGTGCTTTTCCATTCCGGTCTCCCGTATAAGAGTTGATAGAAATTATCCCATACCATAGGTAAAAAAAGAGGTCAACTACATATAGTAGTTGACTACTTATTTTTTAAATATTCGATACGGGTTTCTTTATAGACTTCCCACATAATGCGAAGTTGGCCGCTAATCGTGCGGCCTTCTGCTTTTGCGATTGTCTTTATCTGCTCGTAGACCTCTATCGGCACGAGAACAGACTTCCATTTGGTGATATCCATTAAATTTATCCCAATATATTGTGTTCTGTAAGCGAATATATAGGAGATATAGTATTAAGGCAAGCAAAAATGTGGCTCTAGGCAATGCCTAGAGCCGAGTTTAGGGAGGAAATGCGTAAAACTACTTACTTTTGAGTTGGTAAATGATAATAAGCATCAGGGCTATCTGAATAGCGTCGATCCAAGGAACCCCAAAACCCGTTGTCATATCATTCCGCCTCTCCCCAGCTTGGGCCGATCTCGACGTCACACTTGCTGGGTATCTCTAATGGTACAGCATTTTCCATAATTTTGGCAATACTTTCTGCATCTTCACGATTTTTCACAGAAATTGCTATCTCATCGTGGATTTGAATGAGCGGGGTGCGCTCTTGTTCATAAATATTCACCATTGCTTGCTTTGTCATGTCTGCGGCGGACGCTTGGATAAGCCTGTTCAGGGCTTTGTAGGTGTATGCCCGCTTCAAACGGGTGGTCTCACCGTATTCTTTGACGGCATCTTGGTAGGGCAGAGCCTTATTCATGGCGAATGTATCGGGCTCCCAGAGGTCAAAACGGCACTTTCTGCCCAGTATAGAGCGGACAGAGCCGCTTGAGCCGCGGTCGTTGAGCCGCGCTTGGACGCCATTCATCAGGCCTTTAACAAAGGGGACACGCTCATGGTACTGACGGACTAGGCCTTTGGCTTCATCTACATCAATATCTAGCTGGTCAGACAGTTTGTTCACCCCCATGCCATACATCATGCCAAGATTGATTGTCTTTGCCTGTTTGCGCGGGATCGACGCCATTTCTGCCACCATCGTATGGAAGTCCATATTGGGGTCGTTGCGGTAGGCATCGACAAATTCTTCGACGCCAGCCATCTGCTTGCCGCGGGATTTGCCATATACATATGAGTAATGCACCAAGATGCGTGGTTCCTGTTGCGAGAAATCAATCGCCGCCCACTGTTCCCCCTCTTCCGGCAGGAACAGGCTACGGATCATCGGGCCAAGTTCTGGGTCGCGGGCAGGGATTTGCTGCAAATTGGGGTTGGACATGGATATGCGCCCCGATACCGTGCCGCCGTCATCGGAGCGGATCTGGTTGATATGCCCGTGGATACGCCCGTCACTACGGCAATGCTTCATAATCGTGTTGATAAAGGTGCCGCTGGTCTTGTTCAAGTTGCGGGCTTTAACAATTAGCTGAGCCAGTTCATGCGGATGGTCTGCAAGAAATGATTTCGTAAAAGACGGTGCGCCTTTTTCTGTGCGCGGGTAGGCAATGCTTAATTTATCAAAGGCCTTGGCTATTGACGCCGCCGCCCAGAGCTCTACATCAGAACCAGCCACGGATTTAATCCGTTTGATAACCTCTTTTTCCTGCTTAATTAAATAATTTCTGGTGCGCTCGACACGGTCTTGGTCAACGCGGACGCCGCGCCATGTCATGTCGATCAGGCAGGGCAGGAGTTTTAGTTCGAGTTCGGCGATAGGCCAGAGGTCTTCTTTAGTCAGTTGCGTAGACAAGTGATTCCACAAGTCGAGCGTGATTTCTGCGTCGTTCTGGGCATACGGCCCGACATACATAGCGGGCATCTTCCACATCTCAGCTTTTGGGTCGAGCCCGAACTCGCGGGCGGCCTCCTGTAGTGTCTTCTCTGTTTTAATTTTGCCCAGAAGGTCGTAACAGAGGCTGTTCAGGCTGTAACTGAAGCGGTTCTCGTCGAGTAGCGCGGCGATTAGCATCGTGTCGATGATTTTGCCGTTTAGCGTGAAGCCCATACGGCGTATCCAGCCCGCATCATATTGTGCGTTGTGCATGATCTTGTCGGCGGGGCACTCAAATACTTTCTTGAGCCATTTGTTGACGATGCGTTCGTCGAGATTGCCGCCACCAAGGTGGCGGATCGGGATATATCCTGCCCAATCCGCTACCGCGATAGCGTAGCCCACTACCTCACCATCTCCCGTAGGCCATCCGGGGCCGTTTGTCTTGATGTTTGGGTCGCGGGTCTCGACATCTATAGCAATTTGCTTTGCATCAAAGATGTCGGGTAGCTCTGCGGGTGGCACCCATTCACTCTTGGGGCCGAACATGGTCATCTGTAGTGCCATCAATCTTTCCTTACTGTGGCCATTTCCTTGCCACATTTAATGAGCACCCAGCCTTGGGCTAGGTACTCTTCCAAATGTTGTATCGGGATGAAGCGAACCATTAGTCCTCTCCACCCAGTGCGCCGTAGCCGCAGATATCTACCCAGCTATCTTCATGTTCTGGGGTTACGACGAGCCGTGCCAATTTGACCGCCACCATACATTGGTAGACTTGCGAGACAGAAACCTCTTTGTCCAGAAGCACAGACCACATCTTGGCAATGCGCTCATGGTTTTCGTAGGCATCGCCATAGGCTTTGGCCCGTGGGCCGTTGACTAGGCTCTCTGCCTTATTAAGAATTTCTTCGCGTTTCATTGCCGAGCTCTTCATCTAAATTTTGAATGTATCCCCCCCAAAATTCGTCAATGTCGATTTTTGTGCTGGGGCAGGTGTGGTAAAGCTTTTGTAACAAAGACGCCACCAAATTAGTGTGCGGTTTATGCCAGCCCACATCATTTAATTTATGTTCCGCAAGAATGCGAAAAGGCACGGGATCATTAGGGTCTACATCATAATAGCCGTCTGGTTTCATAGTCATATCCAATAACTCCTGTTCGTGTCTTCGGGTTCAACCAAGTAGAGGTTCTGCTTGGTTCTGGTTACACCTACATAAAACACTCTATGCAGGTCATCTGGCGCGTGTTCCGCGGCGGATGCGGCGGCAGGAGACAAGTCTGTATATAGCACAACATTGTCTGCTTCGCCTCCTTTAGATCCGTGGATCGTGGACAATTCAATGCGGGGTATGGCGTTAAACTTTTCGCCGCGCCGCAGAAGAGCCGTGATGTACGCACGGTCGCTGTCGGGCAATTTATCCATTGCCTCGTGCCATATCATGTCGATAGTGGCTAGCAGGCCGTGGTTTTGTTGCAGTTCTTCTAGGCTGACTGTTTCGTCGTCATCTACAGCGGGTAATTTCTTAAATCCGCGCTTGACTCTGTCACCGACTGACATATAACTGTACACGGTTCGTGCGGCCTTTCCGGTTATTCGCTTGCCTTTTCTCATTTGTTCCCAGCCATTGACGGCTTCACTTAGTCTTTCTGAGATTGAGCGATAGCCTTTCCGGCTAAAAAGGAATCCACGGCTTTTCAAGTCTTCCGCAGTGGAGTCAAGAAAGTATCCGGCTTGAGCCAGCACGAGCCACGAACCCTCAGAAAAATCTAGCTGTCCAGTATCTATGATGCGCTGTACTTTGCCTGCGTCTTTGCGTGGCAAGTAGGTCTTTGGTACGCGGCGTCTGATGCGTTGGACAATGCGCTCTGCTAGCGGATGTACGGTAGCAGGTACGCGGTAGGACTGCTCTAACACTTCGTAGCCGCCATTGAGGCCGATAAAGTGTTCGACATCGGCACCTGCCCAGCGGTAGATGGCTTGGTCGTCATCCCCAGCGCAGTAGATGCGGTCTGAGTGCTGTTCTAGCACATGAGCCACGTCCCACTGTAGGGGCGACAAGTCCTGCGCTTCGTCGATGAAAGTTATGGCTAGGCGGGGGCAGAACCCTGCGCCGTCACGCACAAACACTTCCAACATATCGGTGAAGTCGTAGAGGTTAAACCTGTTCTTATATTCCTGTAAGCCGTCGGCTACATATTTGACATAGCTCCACGACATCGACATTTGTGTCTCGTCATATTGTTGCCGCAAATCAACTTTGCGTAGGCGGGCGAGGTTAATCAGGCTGATTAGTGGGTTACTATTTTTGTTCAGGTCGAACAGTTCGTCGCCGCTGATCTGAGTTGCATCTACCCGCAAGTCAATGCCGCCCAAGGCATGGCCTAGTTCTTTGTAGTGCTCTGCCTGCATGACCTGTTCTTGGCGAATACCGGACAACTTTAAGGCAAAACTGTGCAGAGTGCGGAACCACGGCAGTTGTGATTTATCTAGTTTGAAGCGAGTGCAAGCGCGTTCGACAGCCTCGTTAGCCGCTTGGCGGGTAAAGGCAAAGTAGCCGATATGAGCGGGGTTTACGCCTGCTTCTAACGCCTCGTCTACTTTGTTGAGCAGGGCGGTAGTCTTTCCTGTTCCGGGCGGGCCGTATATACGGAATATCTTAGTATCCATCGGGTAACTCGTAACCGTGTTGAGCTAACTTTGTTTTAATCTCCCGCAGACTTACTTTGCCTAAGTTTGGTATCCTGCGAAGGTCGTTTGTTTTGGTGTATTCAACAAACTCCGCTAGGAACATCGGCGTGAGGTTTTCGTTACGTAGGCAGTTATACGTCCTGCGAGTCCATTGAATGTTGAAAACCCGAACAGGTGTTTCTGGAAAGTTTTTCTCAAGCTCGTTATCTTTGCCCACTTTTCTTACTATTTGGCGTACCCGCTCACGACTAATTGCATATTTATTGGCAATAGCTTGAAGCGTTCTCTTTTCTTCTACCCGTTCTCTGTAGATTTCCTGATTTCTAGTCAACATCATACAACTCCTCCACGTTGTTGACTCGCTTCACAAACAAAGGTGTGGTATCTCCCACCCATGCCCCGACTACGTTGTAGTACATAAAGTCCACAGCCTCATCTATGCTCATGTTGTCTCGCTCACATAGAATGGCTACGCATTTATCAAAGTCATACACCACTATGGGGGGTTGCCCCGCCCTTTCTCCCATGCCGATAACGGCATCATTAAATCCGTCCGCTAGTAACATTAGAAAGGTGCCTCCGTTTGTTCTGACCCAAAGTTAGGGCTGTTAAACTCAATATCTCCTGACTCAAATGCTGGAACCTGCCATACCCTGACAGTTCGAGACTTGATGCGCAGAACAGTGCTGTCGCCGCCCCTGTCCCGTAGACGCTGGGCTATCTTGTGTGACTTGTACTCAAAGAACTTGTTGCGCTTCAGGAAGGACTCAAAGTCTTTAAGGCGGAAATATGTCACGCCCTCTTCCTCATCTGTCCAAGGCCGCTTGAGCAGGATCTCCTCTTTGTCATTAGCCTTCTGCATATGAGCGCAGAACTCTTCCAAGTAATCGTAGAATTGACCGCTGATGCTGGCATCTTCCGCCACTTCCATAATTGCGCTTTCGTTGTCGCGCATCTCATTCATCAAAGCACCGATACGCCCCTCCCAAATCTGCTTGCTGACAGAGCGTGGCATGAAGTTAAGTTGCTCCATACAGGCCTTCTGGAATACCGGCTGGCTCATCAGAGCCTCTGTATCAAGTTCTACGGGCTCCCCGTTTACATCCACAAACCAGACGGGCGGGACAGAGTTGTATTTACGCAGGTTAGCGATAGCCGCGCCTTGAATAGCCGCCCCGACACCGTGCTTACGGGTCTGACACAATTCTTTGTTACAGTGCGCGTTGATAGGCGCATCACTACACTTATATGTGTAGTCTTTGCGGTTTAGCTGCTTGGTTATCACAGTGACTTCGTTGATAGCCAAGGGCGGATCTAAGTATTGCAGGTTGTATGTCATAATTTCGGTCTCCCAGCTATCTGGGTAGGCCTTGCGTACATACACGCCTAAATTAAACAGCCCGTTGTTGCGGGCACCTTCGCCTATTTTGTTTTTAACCAGAAACTGTAGACAGGGCGGCCCGTCTTTTAGCGTGGCAGACTCCGCCTCGTCACCTATTTGCAGTTGCAGTAACTGCTCTGGTGTCTGCTTGTGCGTCTCATATAACTCAAAGAACTCGTCGAGCGTGGCAGACGTGCCGTCATCTTTAATCGCGTAGCGTAGGCCGTCTTCCGCGTCGTAATAAGGTAGGTTCAGGAAGTTGCCAACATCGTCGCGGTCAAGATGCAGTTTTACCTGCTTTGGAAATATCTCACTGCCGCCATATCCCAATGCGGCAGAAATCTGTTGCAGGGTAGCCTGCATATCTTTGGCTTCTACCCACTCTGTAGTGAACAGGAAGCAGTGTGCGCCGCCGGACTTAGAGCGGCAGACAACAAGCGGTAGTTTTAACTTACGGATCTTTTCTACCAGTAGCTTGTGGTCAAGCGGATACTGGTCAACATCAATACAACCCCAGACACAGTTGTTGTCTTCGTTAATCGGAATAATACCAATAGCACGGCCTTTGCCGGACAGGTGCCCTTCCCAAAGTGCCGTGGTGCGCGGTTCGCGCATGATAGCGGCACGGCCCGTGTTCTTCCCGTTGGCCTGCTTCTTTTCGACTTTATATGTGCCGTAGGCCAACTGTAGGCCATTAAATACGGCGGAAAACTTTTCTACAGACATGACGCCCCCAAAAGAAAAAGGGTGACGTTATAACGCTATAACGCCACCCCAGTTACTTAGAACGGCACGTCGTCGGAGAGGTTTTCTCCGCTAACATTATCGTCCTGATGCTTCACAACAACGTCACCTGACTGGATACTTGCGTTGAACTCTTTTGCACGGTTGTACAGGTTCATATCCTCGACAGGACCGACGCGGCTCATTTCCCAGCCGTGCCAGCTACCTTTGCTGTTTTCTTCCAGTTGCGTCTTGAGGTGGTAAACATGGCTAAAACGTGGCGGGGTAAACGGCCCATTCTTGCCCTGCATTGTTACCGAAGACACCATGCTGTTCCATTTTCTGGACTTCTTTAGCTGGGTGGACTTCATCGCAATCAACGCAGTCTCAGCAGAGCCGTCGTCGTTAAGGACGATGACAAAGTGCTGGTGCGTCTCTTCGATGTACTGACCGGATCCGTCGTTGACGTATTCCTTGTTGTCATCAACAGACCGCTCAGTTTTTGGCATCTTTTCACCCGGTGAGTAGATAGCCACGGGAGCGCCCGTTCCTTCGCCTCTAGGGGCCCATTGGATGAACCGACGCTGGTAGGCTACCGGAATGACGTTGATGCCATCCTTGCCTTTGTAAACCATGCCAGAGACACTGTTCAGGATGTCACCCTTACGGGCGTCTTCTAGGTCGTCAAGCTCCTTGCTCATACCACCCAGAATTTTCAGGAATGGCAGGGCAAGATCATCTTGACCCATATTTTCCAGACCAACACCAGCATCGGCCTCAAACATAGTTGGGTCGAACTGGACGATTTCAGCAGTTTTCTGCTCTGCTACAGCATTCTTTTTCTCAGCCATTTTATTTGCTCCTCTTAACAACGGCTCGTTGACCAATGTAGGCTCCAAACAATTCCATCGGGAAATCGTCTCCGTTCTCGACGCGCTCTTTAACAAAGGCACGAAGTGTCTGCGGGTGGATTTCCGTTTTCTGTTCTGCAAGGAAACCTTCTTTTTCAGCAAACTCCTTAAAGGCGGATGCCTTGTCGTCTTCACCGCGGCCAAACTGACACGCGATTGTATTTTTGATGATGTCATCATAGCCTCGCTCCCGTAGCCACTCGTATGCCGCCGGACGATTGTCCACCAGAATGCTTGCGCCGTAGGTTTGCTTGACTGTAACTTCTGAGCCGTCATCAAGTTTCATGCTAGACAGACCAATTTCCGCTAACATAGTAGGTAGGTCTTCATCCGTCATTTTGAGCAAAACTTTCTTCTCGTCCTTCAGCTTCTGCTCAAGGTCGTTGATTGCTTTCTCCTTATCACGGATTGCTCTGGCCATCCCAGCGACTGTAGTTAAGTCGCCTTGGTCCAGTTTTTCGACTGATGTAGCCAAACTGTCTTCAAAGTCTTGCTCCATCTGTTCAAAGATATCGCTCATCGCGTTTCTCCTATCGTGGTTAAAGGCACCGTTCGGGCCTTGACAATGTTATATATATGCTTATATTGTCTTAGTGTCAAGGAGAAAAATCATGCGGGATTATAATTTTAAAACGAAGCCGTTCGACCACCAGCAGAAAGCGTGGGAAGACTCGTGGGCCGCGGACTATTACGCACTGTTCATGGAGATGGGAACAGGTAAGTCCAAGGTGGCGATTGACACTATCGGTGCCTTATATAAGGCAAAGCGGATTAGTGCTGCTTTAATTCTAGCCCCTAAAGGCGTGTATGACAACTGGGTAAAAGGCGAGATACCTACTCACCTGCCCGATGACATTGAGCGCATGATCGTGCGCTGGACACCATCTACCGCTAAAAAGTTTCAAGAAGACATGAAGGAACTTGTGTATGGCGAGTTTGACGGGCTCAAGGTGTTTGTAATGAACGTCGAGGCGCTGTCCACGCCGCGTGGTACGAAGGCCGCATATTTTTTTCTGAAAGAAAATCCTGACAACATAATGGTGGTGGATGAAAGCACGACGATCAAAAACCGCAAAGCGACACGCACCAAAAACATTATGATGCTGGCGAAAGACGCCACATATAAACGCATCCTGACGGGATCCCCCGTGACTAAGTCACCGATGGATTTGTACTCACAATGTATGTTCCTGTCCCCCGAAGCGCTGGGCTTTAGTAGCTACTATGCCTTTCAGAACCGCTATGCGCTGGTGCAAAAGCGCAAGATGGGCACTCGTGCCTTTCAGGAAATTGTCGGCTATCGACGGCTGGATGAACTCAACCTCAAACTGGACCGCTTTAGTAACCGCATCCTGAAAGAGCAGTGCTTGGATTTACCTGATAAGATGTATATACGGCGCGACGTTGAACTGACGGATGAGCAGAAGCGCGTCTACAAGCAGATGAAGAAACTGGCACTTGCTAAGTTGGAGAATGGGGAGTTAGCTACTACGGCTAGTGTGCTGACACAGATTATGCGGCTACAACAGATATGTTGTGGTCACCTTCAACCGGATGAAGGGGAAATTCAGGCTCTGGACAACAACCGCTTGCGGGAGTTGCTGGAGATTACTGACGAGTTACAGGGTAAGGCTATCATTTGGGCGACGTATACACACGACATTCAACAGGTAGCCAATGCCCTGCGCGACCGCTTTGGGCCCGAAGCGGTCGCAACCTATTACGGCGCTACGCCGCAAGATGAACGGCAGGAGATCGTGGAGCGCTTCCAAGAGAAGGACGGGCCGCTACGGTTTTTTGTCGGTCAGCCCAAGACGGGCGGCTACGGCATCACCCTGACTGCGGCGAATACGGTCATTTATTACAGCAATAGTTACGACTTAGAGATACGGTTGCAGTCCGAAGATCGCGCACACCGCATTGGGCAGAGCCGTAAGGTGACTTATATCGACTTGGTGTCGCCCGACACTATCGACGAGAAGGTGCTGAAAGCCTTGCGTAGTAAGATTGACCTCGCCGGTAAAGTGCTAGGCGAAGAGGCTAGGGCTTGGCTGCTTTAACCGAAATTAGTGCGGGCTAACTGGAGGCCTCCGGGGCTCGCTGACATTAAACTGGGGGAGCCTAGAGCCAAAGAATTACTTTGTGGCGGGGGTGCCATCATCGTCGGGTTGCCCCCTGTTTGAACAATGTGGTTTAAGTACGCTTGAACTTCCGGTGGCTTTACATCGCGTTGTGCTAAACGGCCTTGAGCCATTTGAACTAAACGGTCTGGTGATAAAGTCATCGGCCCGTAAGCTGATTGACCACCGTCGCCGGGATTAAAATAGCTTTGGGCGCTCCCCGCAAAATCAGGAAGGCCGCCTGCGGCTGCAAGGCTATTGTAGATAAGCGGGTTCATAGGTGTCGGATCGTAAGGCAACTGCATAGGAGGCCCAGCAAACTCCCCGTCATACCCCATACCCACTGTTGGCCCACCCGGTGTTAGCGGGTCATTAAACCCGGGTTTTTGTGGGGTTGGAAAACCACCATAAAAATCTAACGGCCCCTGTGTAACGCTTCCAAAACCGTCATTGCCCAAACCTACCGTTGGCCCACCCGGTGTTAGTGGATCATTAAAGCCGGGTTTTTGTGGGGTCGGAAAACCACCAAACCCAAACGCGGGGTCGTCTTGAGGCCGCCCATCGGGGACAGGTAGCGGTCCGCCACCAAACAAGCCTTCTGGAATATTTGGTTCAGGGCGCTCATATATTGGTTGAGGCATATTAGGAAACGGGTTGCTAAAGTCAAACCCTTGGTCAGGGTTAGGTAAACCGCCACCACCCTTGTAAAATCCACCAGAGAAAAAGCCGCCGCCTTGATCCGGCTTGATACCAAACTCCTGATACGCGGCATTAGATACGGTTTCCAGAAACGGATCCACGCGCTGCACGTCAATCTGCTCGTTCAAGTAATCGCCAAACGGCTGAAGCACCGACATAATTCCGCCACTATTTCCGCCGCCGCCGTAACTTGGATACGCAGGCACCATGCCGCCCTCACGAAAACCAAATCCACCAAAGCCGTAAGCCTCCGGGTTCTGAGCCACGTTGACGGCTGTCTGTAACTGGCTCTGCCGCTGTGTAGCACGGCCCAAAGCCTCACCTTGAAAAGCATCAATATCGTCTTGTGTAAAGCCCGGCTGGTCTGGTGCAGTCGGCTCAACACCCTCGAACGGGCTAGTGCGGGGGCCCGCGTTCCAATCTTCTATTGCCTTGTTGTAGTCTTCGACCTGCTGTTTGTAGGTGTCGTAATTGCCCTTATAGGCGTCAATTTGACTTTGGTAGTCATTTAATTGCGCTAAGTCTTCGCTACGAAGTCGGCGAGGAATAAATATATGTCCCTGATAAAGCGCCATTACCGTCTCCGCATCAAACTACCAATGCCTTGGTGGACCTCGCCACCTTTGGCAAATTTCATGCCGTAGCCAATACCTATATCACCCGACAAGTTTGTGCCAATGCCCAAAGTGCCGGGGCCTACTTGTGTGTTATAACCGAAAGTGTCTGTTCCCGGCACGGAGCCAAAACCTAAGTTTTGTGCGTTCGCTATTGCCTGCCCAACGGAAGTAGGGGTAGATGGTGCGGATATAGATGGTGCAGCCATAGATATGTCTGCCAGTGACGGCATACTAAAAGAAGGCCCAAAACTAGCTGTCTGTGCCGCCGAAGGTGAAGGGCCGGGAGCCGCGGTCTGCGGTCCGGGTGCCATAGCAGTTGGTGCCATGTCAGCTAGACTTATTCCGGCAACAGGTGCCTGCGGGCCAACATCAAAAAAGCCACTGTCAAAAACTGCACTGCCCACGGCATCTTGAATGCCCTGCGCAACAGCCTGTTTTTCTGCTGATATAGCGGACATTTCGGGGGCGGGAGAAGTAGGGCGTCCACGTTCTGGCTCTTGAGCAGACGGATCATATCCCGGCTTTGTAGAGCCTCCCCCACCAGAAGAGCCGCCGTCACCGCCAAAGCAGCCGAACTTGAGTTCAAATTCGTTTAGATGCTCGAAATCATCGTGTAGGCCGTCCGACCAACGCTTTTTATACAGCACAGCAATATCTCCTTACATCTAGCTCTGACTGTACGCCGGTGGCATACCCAACACGCTTGCCTTTCATCTGGCGGATGAAGTTAGCTCCATCAAATGGATAGGTTTCAATATAACGCTCTGTCAGCCTTTTCTGTACAAATCTTCCTAATTTAAGTGCGTTCTGATACGGCGCAATGAAATCTATCACATACAGCATACCATCTTTTGGTCCGAAGCTCCATATCTTAGCAGGCAGTTTTGCCGTTCCGTTTACATATCCTTCGCGTATATCCTGCGGCAGAAACGCATATGTGAAGAGGCCCGTGGGCCGCGAGTCTTCATACATGATCTCCAATTTGCCTTCCGCGATAGCCGGAAGAACAAGCCGGTCTAAGTCTGCAATGTACCAGTCCCGGTGCATATCTGATCTCAGCATCAGGTCTAGTGCGTCATAAATCATCCCATAAGGCTCCCAATGCCCTGTTGACGGATCATTGATGATGCAATGTCAGTTGGGAACATTGCGGCATAACGGCTCCTGTCCACAGGTCCGCTAGCCACGGGAGGAGGCGCAACGGGCTGTGGTTGAACAGGAGCAGCCGACGCTAAAGCGGTCGTGGGAGGTGCCACCTGTTGCGTCGGAACTTGTTGAGGTATGAGTGAAGGATCAATAGAAGTCTGGTCTCCGATTTCATTTAAAAACTCTTCTTCAGAAACGCCCGTTCCAGTGTCCTCCTCTTCCGCCCCTTCTCTAAGCAGATACGGCTGCATTGCTGCGCCACGAACACCAAACTGCTCCTGTAGAAACCGATTAACCTTCGAGAAAACGCGGGCCTTATCTTTTTGGTTTTGCGGCTTAGCCATTAAAGAAACAGTAAGATCTGGGTCTAAAAAGGTAAGCTCAAGGAGCTCTAACTTTCTTGAGGCCGGAACACGCATCAATATGTCTTTAGTCATAGACGAGCCGCTTTGCGCCATTTTCAGAGCACCGGGTCCGGGTTGGCCGCCCGTCAATGTAGAACCTAACTTCGTACCTAACGCAGAACCGGCTATACTCGTATAAAAATCCAAAATGGGGCCTGCTTGTGCCATAAATTCTGGGTCGTTTAGTTTTCCAGCGGCGTCCGCAGCCTCTACTCGAACAAGCTGTTTGGAAATAAAACGCATTCTACGCATATCTTGCTTAGACATAATATCATAGGATTCCATTAAGTCTGCAAGACTAGTTCTGGGATGGTTAGGCAAAGGCTCAAACATAAACCGGTAGAAGGCACTGGGGCTAAATCCTGTACCTTGGCCGCCCGCTTCCATTAAACCCCTCTGCAAAATAGCTGTTTGCCACGCCTGCTGGATTTGAGGCTTTTCGTCTTTTAAGCTTTTTAACGAAGTAAGACGGAAAAGTTTCCTGAACTCGTTTATAGGGTTCTTGCTAGAATAAGCGTCATTTATGGCAACGGTAGGCGAAACACCATCAATTAAATCTGACAGATAAGTTTGGTTTTCTGCTTTTTTCAGTCCCGCATTAGCTCTTTTTGACATTACGTCAAAAGTAGCTTGAGCCGACGCCGCGTTTTCTAAGTCCAGCTTTAGTTGCGGGAACAACTCCAACAAATCAGCATTTTCTTTTTTCCAATCAGTCAACCTTTTTGCATTTACGGTAAGTGTTCTTGTTCCGTCGGGGTTAATTTTTTCAGTCAAAGCTTTCTTCTGGGCATCTCGAAGAGCAGACTCGACCAAATTGTCTACGGTTGTGAAGCTTTCTGAAACGCCCTCAAAGCCTTGATTTTTTGCAAAATCATTGATGGCCTGCAACTGCTTCACGCGCAAGCCTGTGATGGAGGCGTTTGACTTTACAAACTCTTCCACCAGCAGTTCCATCGGAACACGTCGTTCACCTGTCCCCATCTTAGAAAAAGTTTTGCCCAAGATGCCGCGGGTGTATACATCGTTTAATGCTGCGGAATACGCTCGTGCAGCATCGTAGGCGGCCATACCCTCCGGCACAGCGTTCAAATCATCTAAGATTGCTTCGGCAAACTCTCCCGCAATTCTAGCTGCATCCCGGTTTGGGTTTTGACCACTAGATAGACTTTTTGCTAAACTCAAGGCGGTAGAGCGCATTTCAATCAGTTCAGACGCGGTCAGCGGCTTCACTTCACGGGAGCCGACCTGCTTACTTAAAGCGTCTAACTCCCGCAGTTTCCGGTTAAATAAAACAGAAACGGGCAAGTTGGTGGTGCCTTGTTGTGCGGCTTCAATACGGGCTATGTTTTCTGGGCTGAAGTCATTCAAGTCCAGACCTTCCGTTAGCTCATCAAATTTCTTACGAGCTTGCGGGTTAGTCTCTTTATATAGGGTGTTGAAAACACCCGTCTCCGGAACAGGGTCCGGAGCCTGTAGTCCCAACTCAACCCTAGAGTTGTTAACAAACTTAGTTATAGGTTTAAGCGCCTCGTTTATAGTCTCTTGATTTTCTGGACGTTTTTTCTGGTTTTTTTGCCATGACTGCAAAAAACTAGGCAACGGGCCCCCGGGTTCGATGTTTTCAAACACGGGCACGTCTTCAACGGCCTGCCAAAGTTGTTTTTCTTGTTTGCGGGCAAAACCAAGTTGTTGGTCTATTACATTACCAAGTTGAAGGGATAAATTAGCGCGAGAAACATTAGCTGTTTGACCCGGTTGATCGGACAACCTTTGTCTAGCAGTTATTAAATCGTCTACAGCGTTTCTAAGACGAGTGTTGATGGTATCTTCAAACATTGATTTGCGTAGACGAGCAGCCTCCCGCAAAGATGTTTCGGAGCCTTCTTGAATTAAAGAGTTGATAAATAATAAGCCAAATTCTTTAGCATCCGCATCAGCTTTTTGTCGAGCAGCATCCAACTTCATATTATTAGACGCCTGCGCGGACTCCACCGCCATGAGAACAGGATCACCTGTTCTTTGCGCGGCGGTAAACTTAACTCCGGGAAAGAGTTCGTCAAACAGCCCCCTGATCTCAGGGTTGTTTAACTCTTCCGTAAGTTTTACATAATCGCCGCCATACGTTTCGTAAATTTCATTTATACGATCAAATATACGTTTTTGACGTGCGTTAATAGCCTGCTGTTCAATACTTTGAGGGTCCGCCGTCTCAATAATTTTTTCCATTCGAGCCAGTGTTGTAGGCAACGCTCTTGCAACAAACGAGGCAAAAGTGTTGCCCCCTGCGAACTCGCCAAAAAGACGTGCAGGAGTAGACCCCGGTGCAATACTTTCCGCACCATACGCACCCAAAGATGCACCACCCCCCACAACAGTTTCTGCAAAAATTGTTGATTTTGGAGCGGCCCTACTTGTTTTACCAAGGTTGCCAAGAAGCTCTTCTGCCGCCGCAGAAAAACGCATTGCTTTGTTAGGTTTAACACCTTCAGATAATCCGTTCAAAAGGTTAGCCGCACCCCACCCAACATCTTTTCGGATTTGAAAACCAAAAGACAACCCCCCTATTGACCCGCCCAGTGTTCGCGCCATTTCTAGTGCAGGGCGTTGTCCGGGTGGAACAACTTGGTCGGGGCCCAAAAGTTGTTCTTCAATGTCGTCCATAAAGTCGTATGTGAGGAAAGATGCCCCAATTCCGGCGACAACCGGAGTTCCCAACTGCACGGTAGCAGACAGCCAGTTTGTAGGAGGCCGCTTTAAAGTTCGAGCCCCGACAAATTTTGCGGTTTCCATTCCAACAGCCACACTAGGGGCCGTCTTGAACATCTCCCCAAAGAACCCTCTCTTTAAGTCGGCGGGCTCCGCGTTGCTAAAAAGAACAATAATGTCGTCGGGCATCAACGTCCGATCAATAGGCGGCTTATCTGAATAACCGGGTAACCGATCCAAGATACCCGCGGTGCCGTCTTGCAGCCCTTCGTAAGTAAGGAAATTTGGGTCTTGTTCTAATTCCGTGGCAAAGTCGCCTTGGAAAGTGTTCACCAAATCCTTTGCAAGTGCTTCTGACGGCTCGTTAGTAAACAGACGGAAATCGTCAATTACTTCGGGGGTCAGTTGTACACGGTTGCCTTCAAGGCTAATCATATCCGACATTTGATTTTACCCCCTATCCAAATCTTTAGTTTTAGAGGTGTTTTGAACACCGCTGCTACCAAGGAACCGCTCATAGCCCAAAATTGCGCCCGTTGTCTCGCCGATCATGTTTTGCAACTGTGGTAAAAGGCGTCGTGCGTCACCAACATCTGCTTTTGAATATTCTTCCGGGTTATCCAAAATCATTTTGGTTTCAACATATGTTCGAGCTAAAGTGTTTCTAACCACTTTTAACGACTCCAATGCACCCACATCTGTCTTAAACAGACTTGGACGGAAGCCCGAGACCTGATCTTTTAACAACTCCATGTCTAAGGCGAACAATTTACCGCTTAACCCTGACCGCTCCAAACGTATTACGTCTTTAGCAAGTTGTTCTAGCTGTTTATCGGCTCTGGCAGTAATTTTACCGGCTTGACCAGCATAACCTGAACCAATTCCAATCTCAGAAGCCTGACCGGCAACCGCGTTAAAGAAGCGCTGAATACCGGAAGTAAAGCCTTGAGACTTGGTGTAATCCACCCCAGTGATAACAAAGGTCGGGTCCGCGGTAGCTACATCAATATTGACTTTGTTTGTCTCTGGATCGACCAGCGGCTTATCTTGAGGCACAAGTTGAGCAAACTCTGTTGAAGTAAACCCAAGACTTTGCAACGGAACCGGAGAAGTTAACTCAGGGTTGTTTAACAGTCGTGTACGGATGGCTTGTTTTACATACTCTGGAAGAGGCCGTTTCTGCATCAAGCCACGAGCATCTGGAACTCCAGCAGTATACAGCGTGATAAATGTCTCCATTTTATCGTCTTTTGCGCCTTGTGCGTATAAATCCAATGCGCGAACCCCGTCAATTTCTGCGGTAGCGAAGTATTTAGCTGCTTTATCGGCGCTTCCGCTACCAAAGATATCCGGGGGAGTTTCGGCTTTTTCATATTTAGTAAGAGCATCTACGCCGTTGTCTTCTTGCACCTGTGCGATTTGACTGTCACTGAGATATATGGGCGTACCCGGTGCAACGGTAACGTCATTCACAGTTATTGGCTTCGTGTTGACTACGATTTTAGTAGTTTCGGGTTTAGGTTCTCCTGTAGCGGTTCCTAGCGTCCAACCCTGTTGCGCCAAGCTGTAATATTCGGTAGATCCTTCTGGTACGGACTTTGCGTCATCGCCCTTACGCATATTAACAAGCGGCGCAGTTTTAGGATCAAACGCCCCGCGAAGAGTTGCCCCATCTTTAATAGCCTTCCAATACTCAGGGCTATTCTTTTCAAACGCCTTAACTTCTGTCCCGCCGCCTTCTTTCGGCACGTTCAAGTTGACCGCGTCTTTCGTTGTGACGGGCACAGAACCAGAAAGCAAGCCGCCTTTTCCGCCTTCAGAAACAGGCTTAATGGCCTTAAGGTAAGGGTCTGTTCCGGGCGTCATAACCTGCTGTGACCCGTCGGGGAATATTATGTTTACGTCGCCATTCTTTTCTGGTGCTTTGTAGGGAACGGTAGAGGTCTCAAAACCGTCAATTGTGGTAGCTTGATCGGGGGTGACGTTAATTACATCGCCTACCGATAGAGTAGCACCTTCATAGATAACCGGTTTAGTAACAGTATATGCCTTCGCGGCAGAGCCCTCGCCGGGTTTTTCCCACGGCTTCAAAGCATCTGGTTCTACCCTTGCCACCTGTGCGGGCCGCAAGTTCAATAGTTGCCCCGCGGGGTAAGTTTTATCCCCAATGGTTACTTGTCTTGTAGTAACAAAGGGTTTAGACGCCTTTACCGCAGTTGTCTCGTTTTTAAGCTTTTGCAAATCACGGGCCTGTTCCGCGGCCACTTCCGCCGCCAACTTAGTTTCAGCCGACTGCAATGCCGCCAAATCAACTGCCCGCTCTTCCTTCTTAGCCGCTTTCTGCAACTCAAGCTGCTGTTGAGCACGTGCGCCAATAGTTTGTGGCAGTTTTGTACTAGAAGCCGCCATAGCTAAGCGCTCTGCGGGGCTCAAACCTCTACGCTCACCTTGCATTGGAGCCGCAAAAGTAAGCGCTGTCTGAGCAATGTCGAACAGCATTTGAGCTTGAGTTAGCTTCTTCTGTTCTTCAAGATCCGCGGCGCGTGATGCGGCGTCCCCTAATCCATATTCCCGGTAAATTTCTTTTTGCGCGTCCATCAACTGACGCAAACGACTGCCGTCGCTTTGCGCAGGTGTGTTGCTGGCGGCGTCTATCTTAGCGCGTAAATCCTGAAGTTGCTTGGGCGTCGTTCCTATCTGCGGCCCAAAATAAGGGGTTAACGCATCAAAGTCTACGCCGCCATTGGCAAAGTATTTTACCGGCTGGTTGTCTCCGCGGCGGACCAGCCCGCCTTGATTAAAATTTACGGGCGGGGGACCCCCCATCCCCGCTGGTGGCATCGAAGGAGCCATTTCTGCCGGAGGCGGAGGAGCTACAGTAGACATAATGCCTTCTGCCATCGCGCCTTCAACGGGCGCGGTCATCTCTTCCGCCGCCAAGCCCCCAATACCTTGGTCAACTGCTGCCATCATCATAACCGGCTGAACGAGCGCAAGAACAGACTCTGGAGTCTGACGCGCATCTTCCGGCCCAACAACGCCAGAAAGTTCGTCATAACGATCTTCTAGCGTGGCATTGTCACCACGTATTACATTCATTACTTGTTCGTAGTCTTCAACTTCGTCCAAGTTTTCTAAATTATCTGCAACCTGCGCAAGCATACCCTGCATCGCGCCAGTATCCATTGTTTGTGCGCCCATTGCCTCTGCCTGCTCTTCAGGAACCCCGGAGGCCGCACCCATCATTGCACCAGAAGGTGGCATCATCGGAGGCATACCTTGTGGAGGCATCATTGGAGCCATACCACCCTCTTGCATCGGGATAACGCCCCGACCCATTAGGATGTCTTTTTGTGTGATCTGGCCGTCGCCACTATAGTCAGGGAACGCTGCCCCGCCTTTAGCAAACATCTGCCGGTTCATTACGCCTCTGTTCATCATCCGAATAACCCTGCTTTCTGAGCCCCTGCTGCCGCTGACAGACCCGCTATGCCCAGCCCCATAAATTGTTGAGCCGGTGATACGCTTGGTGCCGTCGAAGCGGCAATAGTCTGCTGTGTTGACGGAGCACCCTTATAAATGTCTGACAAGAATGACAGACGTTGATACGGCTCGTAAAGCTGCGCCAAATCGCTTTGACGCTTGGCTTCCAGAGTCGCCTGTTGCTGAGCCTGCTGCCGCCCGCCAAGCTCGTATTGAGTTTGTAGGTTACGCAACCCAGTCTGCTGAGCCAGTTCACCAAGGCTAGCCTGCTGAAGACCCAATGTACCCAACGCTTGACCGGCTTGCAACCCAAGCTGACCCAGAGCCTGACCGCCCTGTAGACCAAACTGACCGTACTGAAGCCCGATGTCGCCCATCTGACCAGCCATACCAGCCAGTGCCTGCTGACCCTGAAGGCCAAGCTGACCGCCTGCTTGTGCGCCGGAAAGACCAAGTTGTGCTTGCGCCTGACCCAACTGACCGCCCTGCTGAGCGATCTGAGCGGCAAGCTGTTCTGTAGAAATACCCAGACGTGCAGCCTGTTCTGCCATAGCCGCCTGCTGTTGTGCGGCGGACAGACCCAACTGACCCGACTGTAGCCCTGTTTGTGCGGCAAGTTGCTCTGCGGACAGACCCAACTGACCTGCGGCTTGACCCGCTCCAATTCCAAGTTGTGCTTGCGACTGACCAAGAGCGCCAGCCTGCTGTGCCGCCTGAAGCGCTGAACCCGCACCAGCTTGACCAAGCTGACCGGTAAGACCTGCCGCCTGTAGCTGACGTGCCCGTGCCTGCTCGAAAGCGGCCTGTGCCTGTTGCGCTGCACTCTGATAACCCTGCGCCCGCATTTGTGCGGCTGTACGACCCTGCTGCTCCAACTGAGCACGGGCTGTTTCTGCCGCCTGAACACCAGCGCGAGAACCGCCAAAAGCCCCAGCACCCACCGCCTGTGCGGCCTGCTGTTGCTGCATAATCTGCCCCTGACGCGCAATATCCTGCATAGCCTGCTGAACTGCGGCATCTTCATAAGGGCTCATATATTGAGCAATCGTAGATGGGTCAAACTGTTGTGCGCCACCGGCAAGACCGGCTATACCCGCTTGTGCGGCACCCATGCCCATACGTCCGGCGGCCTGCGCCTGACGAATAGCGGCCTGAGTTCCGGGGGCCGCGGCCCCTGCTGCGCCTAGAATTTGCCGACCGGCTTGTCCCGTGATACCACGAGCGCCCTGAATTGCCTGCTGTGCACCGGTTTGCGCCGTGCCAAGTTGACCCGGAACGAGCCCTGCGGCTGCTAAAATACTACCAATACCGGCTTGCGATTGGCCGCGGGCCGCGAGAGATGCTGCGTCCATCGCGCTCAACGCGCCGCCAGTTACACCCTGACCATATTGAAGTGCGCCTTCAATCCCCTGCTGTGCTGCACCAACCTGAGTTGGAACACCCTGCATCGCGCCCAAAAGGCCCGCTTCTGCCGCCTGACGATAGGGGTCGGCGGTCTGCATAGCCCCTGTAATATAAGGTGAAGCTGCACCGTATACACCGCCAAGCTGCTGCTGAGCATCGCCCATCGTGTAGCCCGCTTCGGTGAGATACGGCATATAACCGCCAATACCGCCAGCTTGTTGAGCGGCGGCAAAGGCTAAGTCTTGAAGACCCGTAAACCCAGCTACTTGCTGGGTAGGGAGCGTAATCCCTTTATCAGAGAGATCTTTTGCAGACTGAAGAAGCCCTAGTTTATAGGCTTCAATCTCCGGGGCTTCGCGGACTATCTGTTCGGTAACTTCAGCCATTATGCCATCGCCTTTCCACGAGACTCAAGACCGCGCATCATGTCATACATATTATTGATGCCCTGCCTCATGTTCCCGTTACCCAGACCACGAACCGCGTCGGTAGTCATTACAAATTCACCCGGCATCAGCATAGCGCGGACGCTGTCCTGACCCGGAATACCCTCATCTGGCATAATGCCGCCCACACGACGTGGGAAAATCTCGCCGCCTTCTGCCGCATATTGCCCATCAAAAGCATAAATGGGTTGATCTTGTGGCTTCATAAACGGATTAACAAATGTGCCCTGACCGGGGACAATCGTATACGGAGATGCAATTTCTGTTGGACCGGTCGAATACCGCGGATCAAGGTTTTGAACGCGATACTTTTCAGGGTCTGCCGCAATCAGGTCTTCACCAGTCGGGCCAGTATACTGAGACATATCTAGCTCTTCCTGCTCTGGAGCAGTAAAGAAGCCTGCACCTGCTGCAAGCGCTGTGCCTGCCGCGGCGGCTGGGCCAAAGGTGCGGAGAAGACCGGGGCCAATGCTGGAAGCAGTTACGTTTTTCATAGCCTCTAACCCTGCCGCTGCCGCTTGAGACTCTGTAGCCCCCGGAAGAGCTTTAACCGCATTAAACGCGTCGCTATACGCAGTATTTTTAGCCAAAGCTACTTGAGCTTCAGTCGGGCCTGCGGGCATAAACAGTTCTTTACTTGCATCTAAGAAGCTCTTGTCCCCCGTCCCAACGTCCGTAAACATATCAGTTAAGGTATCGCTAATCGTGCTAGGCTTATAGGCTTGAGTTACCGCCTCCTTCGTAGTAATCGGAACTTCTTTAAGAGTGTCTGTCACCGAATCACGGGTAATCAACTTGTCTGCGAGTTGGTCGGTGCTAGTTGGTGTAGACACCGTTTTCTTACCAGCCACATCAAAGGTCTGAACCTCTGGACCGGAAAGCTGAGCGCCTTCTGACAGCGCCTTGTATGAAGTGCCCCCTTCTGAAGCAGGGCCGCCCTTCATGTTAGCAAAAGAAGCACCAGAGAAGTCGCCCGTAAACGCCTTACCGATGTTTGAGAAGCCTTCCGTCAAGTTAGCTGGGTTAGCAGCGTTAGAAATGCCTGACATGAAGCCTTCACCAGAAATCGCGCCAGATACGCCCGAGAACAGGGCACCTGTACCACCCGAAATCAATGCCGACTTAAAGGCGTCTTTTATATTTCCGCCATTTATCAAGGTAGCGATACCAGAACCAAGTGCGGCACCGTAAATAGGACCCATGAACATAGACCCGACAATCGGCAGAACAATCGGGGCTACTTTCTTGATGACCTTTTTGACCGACTTAACAACCTTCTTGACGGCCTTTTTAACTTTACGAAAAATCTTTTTAAGAAAAAACTCTGGCAAACCCGTGTCTGGGTTAATTGAGTTAGCGTCAGAACCAACAACATAGCGCTCTGGGTCTTCAATACCCATATCGCGCAAATGGTCAAAAATAGAATCCCTGAGTTCAGGGTTGTCTTCAATCAGAGCTTTTGGAACAATCAATTCACCGGTTTCAGCGTGAACCAGTTTATCGTCACCATAACGGCCATAAGAAGCCATTCGAGAGGCAACATCCTGAAAATTAGCAATACCTGCGCCGCCAAACTCGCGTTCAGCGTCGGCGCGGTTCATCGCCTCAAATTCATCATCATCTAAATAAAAGTCAGCAATACCCCCTGCTGGGATGACTAACTCTTCTTCTTTTAATGCTGCATCTGCCATTAGCCTGCTCCACCGGACATAGATTCCGGCATAGTTACCGTAATCATTGTACTTCTTTTTTCGCTTCCCGTCCATGAATTACCGCAATTTGGGCAATTCCCGCTTGGATACGACAGGATTTCAGCCGGAGTGTCCACTTCGTTGTCGCAAGAAGCACAACTTACAATGTCCCGGCTCGTTGATGGACGCCACTTACTGCCATCCGCCATAGTAATAATAGTCTCGTCACTCATGGTGTTGATACCGTGACGCTGCCCACGGCCCCTGTTGCTGTGGATCCGCGTGGATAGGGCTTATTAGATACCGTTATCCGTAACTCGTCTCCATGTTGAAATATATCTCCTACGCGAAGCTCAAAATTGTCTTGCTGCAAATCCGGCAACGCTAAAGCAGACGCCTGCCACGGCCCCGGATTGTTAACTTGCTGCAAGAATACCGAAAACGCCCGCACAACCTCTGCCATGAACCGCGGGTCGTATTCCTGCGGTGCGTTTGGAAACAGCGGTTGTACTAGACCCCTCGACATTAGCGCCTACCATCTGGTCGTATATCTACTCGCGGCGAACCCAATCGCCACGCTACACCCATATCACTAGACTCAATCTTCATAGCAAAAGAGCGGCCACGAAGCCTCAAATTCACCTGATTAGTAAACTGTTCCACGGGCACCGTAGCTGTCCGTGTTACCGCATCCGTGCTAGTTTGCAGGTACGGGCCGCCCGGATAATTTCTTGTCTGCAAGATAAAATCAGCTTGTGGCGACGCCGCCGTAGACGCATCGAAGGTCAAATCCGGTATCAAACGGCGCATAAAGATGAAATTCTCCCCATCACCGATGTCCATCTGACTGCTCTCAATATATGAGGTAATAGCGCTAGCGGGGCTTGTGCTGCCGTCATCAAGGCCTTTTTCATGCAGGTAGAGGTAGCCGTCCTGACTTGCCGCAATCGGGAACTGGTTAATCCCACGGTCAAGCCATACAGACCGGGCAAGAGCGCCATAATACCAGACCTGCTCTTGGTAATTGTAAATCACATAGCGGTCGATATCATCTGAATTAGCCGACGGATACAACCACCAGATCTCAGAGAAACTGCTGTTAATCCCTGCGGTTACTTTTTCTGCCTGCGCGGAGTTAAAGTCATTAAACACATATGACCGCACCGCACAAGGCAACTTTTGAACCTGCCCGTTGTAGACATAAAACTCCTCGCGGCCCATCCAGAACACGGTGTCTTCTACCGCAATAGACGCCAAAGGCCCTGCAATGGTGAGGTTAGTGGATATCTCACTAATACCAAAAGTAAACGGAGGCCCCAAATACTGCATCGCGTGAAGCGACACGTCCGTAAACACCAGCACCTGCTGCCTTGTTTCAACAGCCGTTACAATCTGTGAGCCAGAGCCGATCCGCAGATCACCGGCAGTGTTGGTAGCCAGAGACTCCCATGTAGTCGGGCTTTCTTGGCTAGAAAACCGAATAAGTAGCGGATCCTGCACCCCAATGTCATTCTGCGGGTCACATCCAAAAGCAATGATGTGCCTGTCTCTGTCTGAAACCAAGACCTGCTTTGCAATAGTGGGGGTCGTCGCGTCTGCGCCAGCTAGGTCAGAAAGCGCTACCGCACGGGCAAAAGGAGCCGAACTCGTGCTTTTATCCCAATAATAGATGCCGCCATCGCGGATGTTGAAGACCAAGTCTTCACCGAAGTTGTCGTGACCCCAAATCCGTAAAATGTCGCCAACCGCCGTCAGACTAGCCGCCGAACCCCAGCCGCCGCGGCCCCATGTGCCTGCACCCCAACCAGTGCCCGCCACAGTCGTGTCCAAGCCGGTATTTACTTGATACGCGCCGACTACAGCCGCGCCACCGTTGCCGGTATCTGACGCATTTGCCACGACAAGCGTGGGCGTATATTGCCCATCAATAGTAATGTCCGCCAGAGTAGCTACTGCGCGGGCTTCAATTTCGTATGTGTTGGAATTTACAATCGCGGTAATCTGATACTCTTGGTTGAGTATGTCCGCGGTAATGTCGCCCCCAAGCGTTACAGCGCCACTAAATGTCACAAAGTCGTTTTCTAACGCCCCGTGGTTGGTATCCGTTACTGTAATAGTAGACGACCCATTGGTGGCGGCAAAGGTAACATCGCCTGCCGCAGTAGTTTGCCGCAAAGGCGTAATGTCGTTATACGCGCCGCCCTCGTTGATGTAGTACTTGAGGTGCGTACCCACACTTAGATACGACTCCCCGGAGAGTGCTACAAACGGGTGAAGCGCACGACAGGTGCCTAAAAAGCTGTTTACCGACTGTTTTTCCCAGCCGCCTATCTTTTCAGGCGTACCAAACCGAAAACGAACCTTGTCACAGTCGAACCACCCGCCCTCATTGGTGTATGAGGTGGTTTCTCTGTTAACACCCGGTCTGAATTGCAGCTTGGTTAAAGGCATTGCACATTAGTTCGCTATAGCTGCTTCTTGCTCACCTTCATCGCCGCCTTCTTCAACGGACTGAATGAGCGCAGTAGTAAATGCGTCCTGTGCTACCTGCACTTGGTCAAGCTGGAAACGAAGAGAACCGGCCTTTGCTTGCAGATCACGGATCTGATTAATCAGATACATCTGCTGCGCGTCCATAGTGGACTCTTCATATTCCTTACCTGCAATGGTAATTACGTTTGACTCACTCATGCTGTGTAGGCCTTCCCTGCTGAAATAGCGGCATTGACTGCTGTCATGTCTTCTGAAGTCCAGAAGTCTTTGGCGACCATAATTTCCAGATGCTCAACATTCCTGTCAACGCAATCTTGCTTTTCAGTTGCATCAAGTTCTTCCCCTGCTGTGCCAGCAATAATATCATTGATAAGGTCAACGCTGTGACCCATTGCTGTGTAGTGCTGTGCGATTTGTTCTGCTGTGATTTCGTCCATTTTAATCTCCTTTAGTTGGACTCAAGTGCGGCTATACGAGCATTAGCCTCATCTAGCTGTTGTTTCAGTTCTTTAACTGCATTAACCAGATACCAAGTCATGTTATCTGGGTCTACGGACAGAACGCCTGTAGATTCTTCTTTTACCATATCTGGTAATACTTGCTGTATCTCTTGTGCGATTACACCAAGCTGTAAGCCTTTTTTCCTGATAACATTTTGAGCATCAAGTTCTGTAATTTCATCTTCAGTGCGATACTCAAAGTTACGAACTTGAACTTGTGTGATTGCATCAAGACCAATTGTGTTGTCTACAATGTTTTTCTTCAGTCTGCGATCAGATGTTGTTGACCACGAAGATGAGTTGTTTCCTTGATAAACACCACCACCGCCGGGATAAATAAATCCAGTTGATGTTCCTTTGTCAGTAATGTCTGTGTTATCAGCAACAATGTTGATTGCGTAGTTTGCAGTGCCACTCGACCTTGCTCTACGACCAATATAAACATTACCACTACCTGTCGTCAGGCTGACACCAGACCTGTAACCAATAGCCACATTGTCTGTGCCAGTTGTTGTGGTGTATGCAGAATCAGCACCTACATATGTGTTACGTGCGCCTGTGGTCATTGCCCCACCAGCATAATAACCTAAACCAGTATTAAGTGTGCCTGTGCTAGTCGTGAGAGCACTTCTACCAACAGCAGTGCTATAGTTAGAAGTTGTATTCGAGTTTAATGCATTGTCTCCAACAGCCGTATTTTGACTGCCTGTGGTATTATCTTGCAGTGCCAGATAACCCACTGCCGTGTTGTTACCCCCAATGGTGTTGGAGTATAGCGATTGACCACCAAGTGCAGTGTTGGCTGAACCTGTTGTGTTGCTATAAAGAGGGCGATAACGACCTACAGCAGTGTTTGCTGTTCCAGTGGTGTTATTGTATCCTGCTTCATAGCCAAAAGCCGCAATGTTGCCTGATGTAGTAGAAAATGCAGCCCTATAGCCAACAGCCGTAAGATAATTGGCTGTTGTGGTATAACCAGCCTGATAGCCCACCGCTGTGTTAGCACCTACCGTAGTGGAACTAGTCAATGCTTGATGCCCAACAGCGACAGAATAATTACCTGTAGTCATCGCATCTAGTGAAAACCCACCAATGGCGACATTATAACCACCAGTGGTGTTGTTGAGCAGGGCATTTTTACCCAAAGCAACATTGTTAGCACCTGTTGTGTTACTGGATAATGCGTCAGCACCTACAGCAGTTAGATAAAGACCTGTTGTGTGGTCTCGCCCCGCATTTCGTCCAACAGCAGTGTTGTTGGTGCCAGTAGTCTGCTCCAATGCGGATTGTCCAATGGCAGTGTTGTGATCACCTGTAACATTTGAAGTGAGTGCGGATCCACCTAAAGCTGTGTTGTTAGCCCCAGTGGTTGTTGATTGAGCCGCATACCGACCAACAACGGTATTGTTCTGACCTGTAGAAATATTTTGACCAGCGTGAGAACCAATGGCAGTGGTGTAGGATCCAGTTGTAAGGCTAGACCCTGCTACAAAACCGACTGCTGTGGTTTGGGTGGCAGTAGTGAGGGTGGATAAGGCTGAACGGCCAACTCCAGTATTACTATCCCCCGTAGTACAAGCGTCTAAGACTAGTCCACCTACTGCTGTATTGTCGGAGCCAGTGGTGTTGTTTTTAAGGGCATCATAGCCCACTGCGACCATATAATTATTAGAGGCTACAGTTGGAGCGTGACTCAACAGAGCCTGATAACCGACAGCGGTGTTTCTTTCACCTAATGTGTTTGCTTCAAGTGCATTATAGCCAAATGCAGTGTTATCTGATGCGGTGGTGTTGCTAGCCAAAGCACCCCTACCAACACCTGTATTACCATCTCCAGTGGTGTTTTCACCTAAAGCAACATACCCAACTGCTGTATTTGTGGTGCCAGTGGTGTTAGAATAAAGTGCTTGATAGCCAATTGCCGTCATGCTGTGACCAGTGGTGGAGGCCTCACCTGCTTTATAACCCATAGCGGTGTTGTTGTTGCCTGTATAGGCTTCTAAAGCCTGAGAACCGACAGCAGTGTTGCCTACTCCTGTAATATTTGAGGCAATTGCAAGATAGCCTATACCAGTGTTGTTGGAGGCAGTTGTTTGTGCGCCAAGAGCAGACACACCCATTGCCACATTGTTTCCACCTGTCGTGTTTGCATCCGCAGCGTTTAAGCCAACAGCGGTGTTACTGTTTCCGGTAGTGTTTGCCCCAAGTGCATTTGCACCTACGCCCGTGTTCCATATGGCTGTCGTGTTTGCATCTAAAGCAGATTGTCCAACTGCGGTGTTCTGATAACCAGTAGAATTTGAGGTAAGAGCCTGATATCCAACAGCAGTGTTGTTATCACCTGTGGTATTCGTGCCTAAAGCCCCTCGTCCAACAGCCACGCCATTGTTGCCTGTCGTGTTGTTTGTCAGAGCTACATATCCAACTGCTACAAGGCTGCTGCCGGTGGTGTTGTCGTAACCAGCCTGATAACCTACGGCTGTATTGTTGCCTGCGGTGGTGTTACTCTCAAGTGCCTGATGACCAAGTGCTGTATTATTACTGCCTGTTGTGTAACGCAGTGCATAGTTACCCGCTGCTACATTTTTTGTGCCAGTGATATTGCTAAATAAAGCATTACTACCAAAAGCCACATTGTCACTAGCTGTGGTGTTGCTGGATAGTGCTGAATTACCAAAAGCGTTATTGCGTGTGCCAGTGGTGTTTGCATCTAACGAGTATACACCCACTGCTGTGTTGTTAGATGCGGTGGTGTTTGAAGTTAAAGATTGAAAACCTACGGCGACATTGTTTGAGCCATCGGTGTTTGCCTCAAGAGCCTCTCCACCAACAGCCACGTTTTGTGCGCCAATGGTATTATTTTCCAAAGAAAAAATACCAAAAGCAGAGTTATTACCACCAGTAGTATTTGCCCCTAAAGAATGAACACCTACGGCTGTGTTTTTCTCGCCTGTGGTGTTAGCGTCCATTGAACGATAACCCATTGCCGTATTTTCTTGACCAGTAGTGTTGGACAACAAGGCTTCATAGCCAACAGCCGTACCAGTTCCGCCAGTAGTATTGCTAGAAAGGGCTGAATAACCTACTGCGGTTATGTTGTTTGTGGCGTTTACTTTTAGCGCATCTTTACCTACAGCCGTGTTGTTACTCGTTGTGGTATTATCACGAAGTGCGCCTGTTCCAATACCGGTGTTATTGCTGCCAGTTGTGTTTGAAGACAACGCAACCCTACCTACACCAGTATTTTGGTCGCCCGTAGTGTTTGCAGTTAAAGCATTTGACCCAATAGCGGTATTTTCATCACCGCCAGTTTGAACACTGTCAAGAGCAGTATCACCCAACGCCACGTTGTTTGCCCCTGTCGGATAGTTACCGTCCAGTTTAATCGTGCCACCGTCAGAAGTAATGCCGCCCATCTGAACCTGCGACAGAACCTGCGTTACAGTAGCGGAAGCCCCGCCGCCGTCGAACTTCAAAAGAACATCGTGGCCGTTTTCAATCTCAAAATCATTAGAAGCATTGTAAGTACCCTGAAATACAATCAGGTTACGTGAGCCAGACAAGCTGTTGCGGATGTGCACGACTTTTTCAGCATCATTGGGGTCAAGCTGAACATATGCCGTTGCGCCAAGATCCGCGCCGTCATTAAACTCAATAAAGCGATTGCGCCCGTCAGATAGAGCGCCGTTGTTAATTAGCAGGGTGTTAGGTGAGCCCGAAGTACCCGCAGCGGCTAGCGTGACAGTGGCAATACCATTAGTCGCTTGGTCAATAATGTCGAAGTTAGTGTTAGTCGTTACACCCCATGTGCCCGACTGATCGCCGGTCCCCGGCTTCTCAATGCCAATATTGACTGTATATGTACTTGCCATGCTCTTAACCCCTTAAGCTGCTATTTGACCCCAACCCGGCGTCTGGGATGGTACTTCATCCGACCAAGTTGGCGTCTGACTTGGGTCAATGCTATTATACCCTGCATTTTGATTTGGCACAATAGTTCCCCAAACTAATACTTGTCCTACGTTTCCAGTGGCTTGCAGGCCTGCTGGATACACGTTCCCCTTTGCGTCAACGGTGACATCACCGACATCCGCAGTGGCTTCAAGACCCGTAACAAAAACAAAAGTCTCTGTTTCTACCGTTACAGAGCCCACCGACATAGTGGCTTCAAGACCCGTGACCGGTGCCGTTGCACCAGCATTGACGACAATAAAGCCGCCGTAAACAAAGCCTTGCGCTTGGACACCGCTAGGTATCTCAACTACCGCCCCGGCATCTACAGTAACGGACCCTACGTTGCCCGTGGCTGAAATACCGGTAACCGGCACGTTTGCATCGCCGCTTACCGTAGCAGTACCGATTTCACCGGTGCCTGCAACCCCCGTCACATTGATGTTAGCCGCAGCGGAGACTGTGACTGAACCTACGCCGCTAGTCGCTTCAATACCCGTGACAGGGACATTCGCGTCGCCACTTACTGTGGCAGTGCCTATTTGACCCGTAGCCGCAACACCTGTCGGATAGACATTCGCCGCAGCTATCGTTGTAACAGAGCCTACCTCGCCAGTAGCGGATACTCCTGTTACGCCTATGTTTGCGTCGGCCTGTACTGTGACAGAGCCGACATTACCCGTTGCCGCCAATCCCGTGACTGGTGCATTCGCTTCAGCAACAACCGTTACCGAACCTACATTACCAGTGGCCTTTGGTAGGTCTGTTTGGCCCCAAGGCATTTCGCCCCAGCCAAAGCGACCCCAGCCGCCAAGTGGGACGACGACATCGGTCATTAGGCTATCCGAATGATCGCGTTACTTGCATCTGCGGTTGGGAAAACAACCGTAAAGTCACCTGCCGTCGAAGTTTTATCCGCGCCAAAGTCCAAAACCACTACCGATGGATTGGTAACAGCAATAGACGTTGTGTTTGGCGTTGAGTTGTAAATCAACGCGCCACGTGCGGTAATTGTCGCCGTCGTCCAAGTCTCGTCATCAAAATCAGTTAGCGCCGTAGTGCCGCTAGTTGACGGATCCACATTAGTCAGCGCCTGTCCACCAGCAGAATAGCCTGTTCCACTAACTTCATTGGTAGCAGAATAAGCCGTTGTGCTAGCATCCAGCGTAGCTGAGCTAGTATATAGCGCCATATACATAGTATCCGCGCCATTTGCAAAATCGTGTACACCAAACAAGAGTTCTTTCTTGAAAGATGTACACATATAGTTTCCTGAAAACGCCATGTCACAGTCTCCTTATAAGTTCGGCCAAATCTTTATGGCCTGCGTCATTCAGTGCGTTGTACACCGTTGTTCTATCACTTCTTATGGCTTCGCGCATATAGAAAGTTAGTGTCCTAACTAGCTGTTGGCGAAAAGCCCTTGCTTGGTCACGAATAGCTGGGTTAGCGTTGTCAGAGATAGAAATAATCTTATCCGCGCAGCGCTCCGCAACCTCTTCAGGTGTAAAGCCCCTACCACTTGTGGTGTGAACCTCTACCTGAAACTCTGGATTTATCTGTAATGCTTCTACTTTCATTGTTTCGGCCTAATTACCATTCCTGTGCGATACTGGTCAGTAACTTCCTTAGACTCACCAAACATCTTGAGACCCATAATCGACTCACCAAACCGCTTTTCATACAGCGCCTGCATATCCGCCTCACCCTTCATAAAGATGTAAGCTTCCATCAAACTGCCATACAGCATCGCAAGTTCAGCGTTCTCGCTGAGCCATGTCGTTCCTGTACCGGCCCCCGCAGTTAAACTGGCCGGTCTATAGAAATAGTGCAGTTCTACCGCATAACTACTGTCCGGCGTAGGTCCAATAATAAAGTTGGTTAAATCGAAAACAGCATAATACCGCGGCCCACCCTCTACCGTTGGATCCGGGTTAAACTGTTGGACATAATCCGCGTCCTTAAAATCAAGGAAATTTGCGTCATTTCCGGCATCTGTGTAGGCCAAAGAATACGGTGCAAGAAAGTCTGTAGGACAAGTCAAAAACTTGTTTGAGGCTGTCATGTTACCCGACACGTTCTTCCGAAACAGGCTAAGCTGCACATTCTTGAGAATGCGCTCTTCAGTGTTACGAATAAACACAGGTATGTTGTTGATGAAAGTCGTTTCATCGTTTTCAGTGTAATCCTGAATAGCCTGCTGTAGTTCCGCATATGTAAAACTCATACTGTCACCGTAACACTACCAACTTGCCCAAAACCCTGTGCGGGCAGCAAGTTAGGTGCCTCTACTAAAGGAACCCCAACAAACACGTCTAGCGGCTCCGTTCTATCGGGACGCGCTTCCTTCAACGCTTCCGCATCTACAACCTTACGAAAAGGCCCTAGCTGCGGGTGTTTTGGCTCCCATTCATCTTTGCCGACAAGCAAACCGTTCCACTCTTTACGCATATCCTTATACCGATACCGGAACCCGGAACGGTCAGATATGGCATATGAGTCTTTACCTGTCGCATATTTAGACATCAGGTCGTCCTAAAATACTGGTATTGAGGAACGACATTAAAGGAAGCCCGATCCCGGTCTTCTGTAGCCGCCCGCTCAAATTCTTCTTCATAAATAGCCTTCAAAAGCTGCACTCGATTTGGTGCGCGTTTGACTGCAATGTAATAAGCCAGACCCGCCGCCAAGCACGGATAGAACCGGAACGGCACTTCCATCGTATTGATGAAGGTGTCGGCGTCCTCAATGCGTGTCAGCGCATCATAGATAACCACGTCCGTGCTGTTATCTGGAACAGGCCAAAGCTTTAGTTCTGGTGTAATCTGACGATCCAAGAAGAACTGGTTAGCCCTGCTTTCCGTAGTTTTGGTCGGGATAGACAAGTATTCATCCCGGCTGAGCCTCTCCAGCGCATAATCAGTGCCGCTGCGCCGCACGATAACAGACAAGATGTCAATCACGTCTGTGCCGAGCGAGTAATTACCGGTGCCTTGCGTTACCGTTATGCTGCGCTGGGCAATAGTCCACTGGTTCAACCCACGGTTAGCCCAATCCGCCAACATGAGGTTGAGCGACCGCTTTGCAGACTTAAGGTCATAACCAGTACGAACCTCAAGACCACAGCGCTCAAACGCCTCCTCAATATAATCGGAAACGTCTAACTCAAAATCTGTGCTGCCGGATGTAGCCATCTTACTTCTTCTTTACCATTCCGCCGCCGCGCATCTTTTTAACCATGCCACCGCCGCGCATTTTCTTTACCATACCGCCGCCGCGCATCTTTTTGACCGCGCCGCCTTTCTTCATCATCTTACGGGGTTTCATTGCCATTTTTCAGTCTCCTGTAAAGATCGTTGCGCCTCTGAAAGATATCTTCTGCGTTATACTCCTCCAGATACCTGTCATAATAGCCTTTTTTAACCAGTTTGTCTGCTGATTCCTGCACTTTGGACAAACGCTGCACAAAAATCATTGCATACTCGTCTTCAACTAAGTGCATAAAGCTCTGGTCGTCAATGAAGTCATTGGCCTCATCGTGTGGGTGAAAACCCATCAACCAGATGTCCCTGTCTATAAAAACGCCTTCAGATATAGCGTCGTTCATACTTTCCAGATACTCATGAAAGTCATCGGGATCCTTCTTAAACGCCATGTCTACAATAATAACTAAATCAAATGTGTCTTCCCACTGGGATATCGTGCTGTACAACACCTGCATATTGGTGTCATACTTAAACAAAATAAGGACTTTATCTTCTTCCCACGCCTTCTGGGCATAAGGACAGGGCGGTAACCCGTTATAATACGGATTAGGCTTTTGCAAGGTATGCGCTGACCAAGCTAAAATTTCTTGGCATATCTCGCTTTCTTTATCTATGTAAAATGCTGTGTTGTTCATGCTTGTGACACCGATCCTTTCGTTCTTTTGCGCCGCCCGTTCATAACAGCGCCACAACCACGTGCCACAGCCGTTCCGGGGATACTACTGCCACGAAATGGGCGCTTTGCCCTTGTCTCGTAGCCTGCAACGCCCCCATTAGCCATCTTTTTTACTTTAGCCGCTTTGGTATTAGCGACGACAGTCTTTCCCTTAGAGCCTTCACGCTTCTTTTTACGCGCTGTCGCAGCGCGTTCACTTTTCGATAAACTGCTAGCCTTACGTCTAGGCAAACAACGGTCAGGGTTACGCTTATCCTTTGACGTACCGCACGGCCCCGCGATATTGCCTTTGCTATCAATTCGGACCCAATCTTCATCTAACCACTCCTTTAATCCGCCCATTATTTACCCTTTCGCTTACCGCCTTTAGACTTTTTGGCGTAATTAGGGTCTTTACAATATTTAGAGGCGGCTAAATTAGCGTAAGCCGAGGGATAGGTATCAAACGTGCGCTTTGCCCACGCCTTACCTTCAGGGCATATCGTGCCGCCCTTCTTCATCTTAACGACGCCACCTTTTGCCATTTTTCTAACGGAGCAAGCGCCTGCGCCTAAATTAACTCGTGTCATGTCAACACCGCCACTAATGCTATTACTGTTGCCGCAAGTTGCAGAGCAATGCCGCCAAGAATAGCCCAGACCTTTACATCCAGACGATCTATGTCTTTTTGCATATGAGCAAGATGGTTGGTCTCCAACCGGTGTAAAACGGCTGTGATTACTTCAACCTTCTTGTCTAGTTCTGCAACTGTTGGCTTGCTCATTTTAACATTTCCACCTTTTACGCGCCTGCCTCAAACGGCTGTTTGGATTTTTTGCCGCTTTAGGAAACTTTTTCATTTGTCCCGCAGAACGCGCACAGAAAGACTTACGACGCTTTGCATCCTTACTACCTTTTTTGACCTTGCCTGTTACGGCGGTCTTTAACTTTGAGCCGGGGTTTGCCTTTCTGTATGCGGCTACTCCAGCTTTAGTCATCCCGGCCCCTTTTTTAGTAGGGCGGAAATTCTTCTTGTTGCGCGGGGGCATTTTGGCTTTTTTGCGTTCAGCCATTACAGAGCATCCCCGTTGCCGATTAACACGCCATTAAAAGATGCGGACAAAGCGTTCGCTTGGTTTTTATTACAAATACCCCGAACCTCAACGTCGGACTTTTCGGTTACCTTAATTGGGTAGGCAAACGGATAATAAATCTGACTTTCCACAACATCTATCTTAACTTGCGTTCTAAACACCCCACCAAAAGGCTTTACCAAGAAACGCACAGTCATAAACACCCCACCAGATGTTCCGGTGCCGTGTGTGGCAATGCCTTCGTTAATGTAGAGAGTTTTACCCGCAGGAACGGTATATACCGCCATTAGCGTTTGGTTTTCACCATTTGTGATCTGAGCATAGGTAGTGCCGCCGTTAGCTATGGTGATATTACCGGTAGGAGAAGTTGAACCGCTTACATACGCCCTAAAGACACGAAGAAACAGCCCACTGGTGGTAGCTGTCCCGCTAGCGTTCAAAGTTACTTCTTCGTCCAATTCGGCATAATTTGCGTCAAGACCAGATACCAGTACCTTTACACCAGAATCTGTAGCACCCCCTGCGGAGGTGACTGTCATAGCTACAGCGGAACCCGGATAAGCGTATAAGCCACCGGCATCCCAAATAGTTTCACTTACATTGATGATGTTAGGATTATAACCGTATTTGAACAGCGTGTTGTGATACGCTATTTGGTCACGAGAAGACTGAAGCTCAAACGGCTCCGAAGTCCCTACTCTTGATATGGAACTAACTTCACGAGCCATTCGAGCCTCCTGTTATGACAAGAAGACAGTCACGCTATCCAAAGCGGTTTCGTCTATATACAGGTCTGTATCGAAACGAATGCCGTCATCTGGAATGTTGACTGAAAAAGTGTCACTTGTTTGAAGGTCAAGTTGTAGCCTGACCGTGCCACTGGCTCCGCCATCCTTTAAAATGATGGCAGGCGAACCTGCGGCTTCGGTATTTACCGTAAGCTGGCGCAAACGGCACGGTCCACTATAGATCGTGCCGTCTCCGGCTGTGCCTACGTCCCGATATTTGGAAAATATCAGAGATCCAGCCATATCTTACCCCTCTTTCTTTGTTACAGCCTTTTTCACGGCCTTTACGGCCTTTTTAAGAGGCTTTTTGCTACCGTTAAGCTTACCCATGATAAGCCCCTATTAAACAGCAGCAGAGAAAGGAGTAGCTTCTGTGCCAGTGGCCGCAGTGCGGACTGCAACAGAAAACTTGTTGCTAGCAACGTCCTGAATTTCTACCTGCGCACCAAGAATACCGCCAGTTGTTGTACCGTCCATAGTGATGGTGTCGGTGTCAGCAGCAGTTTCAAAGATAGACGCAGTGTCGCCACCGTCGTTAGCTACAATAGCCATACCAGACATTGTGTCGCTAGAATTAGCAACCTGAATGATATAGTCGTTTGAAGTAACGGTGGTTGCTACAAAGAACTTGTAGATGTTGCCTGTTCCGCTAGCAGCAGGAAGAGTGACAGTCGCACCGCTTGCAATATCCAAAACCATAGTACGGCCTGCGTTTGCGGCAGATGTCATAGTAGCGTTAGCTGTTACGGAAACGAGAGAGTCGGAGCCAGAAATAAAACCGGCAGTGGAGGTCACGGGACCCGAAAAAGTTGTAGAAGCCATTTTATCACCTCTTGCACAAGGGTTCGCTCTGTAGTCCGTGCAATGTCAGGTGGGCTTGGATCCTGTCTACAAAGCTAAAATTACGCCCAAACTCAGTATATAACAAAAAAGGACGACTGTGAAGCCGTCCTTTTAAGTATCTCAAAAGAGAATTTTTTATGCGCCCGGTGTACCGAACACACAACGCCAGTCAGAAACGCCAAAGCTGTAACGCTCACGTGCCTTGAACCGCATATTACCGGTGTCAAAATCGCCTTCCATGGCGGTCTTGATTGGTGCACGGTTGAAGTACTTGAAGCCGTTTGGTGCATCTGTCTTGATGAAGAAGGCATCAGTATCCGTCAGGAAGTGGTTAACCACTGCACCCTCTGGAAGCATACCCATGCTCTTCATTGCGTTCAGATCGTTGTCAGCAGTAGCTGAGCGCAGGTTTGAGTTGATTACCCGCTCTGCAATGAATTGCAGTTCTTTCGGGATAATCAGCTTCATGCCGCGTACAGCAACCTTCAGACCACGCTCATCAGTGAAGCCTGCAATGTCAATCAGCATCTGCTCAAGAGAAGTCTCGTTGAGGTCAGCGGCAGTTGACAGCAAGTTACTCTGTGAGCCTGAAAGTGAAGGGTGTGCTGAAGAGCAAAGTGCTGCACCGTCGCCGATTGGGCTGCCCGTGCTGAACGCATTGTTCAGGATGGAAGCAGCTTTAATCTGCTTGGTCTGGGCCATTGAGCGGGCCAGAGCCTTGGTGTAGCGTGATGCCAGACGGTCGTACAAGTTGTCTTCGATAGCTTCCTCAGTGATTGAGAACGCCAGAGCGATTGTTTCATGTGTGTACCGTGCTGTGTAGGTCTCTTGAGCATCGTCAAAGTTGATGGCAGCGCCTTCACCTTTAACTGGTGCTGTTGAAAAACCACCGAGCATCACCTCTTCTTCAAATGCACGATCTGAAGACTCTTCATCGAAGATTTCAGCGTGTTCATTTTCGTAGCGATCATACTCAAGACCGAACAAGGCATTTAGTCCGGGCTCAAGCTCTTTCGCTAGTTGTGCGCGAGAAATAGCCATTTTCTATGTCCCTCCTTAAATGCCAGTGCTTGCTGCTGTAGTCTGAGAGTCAGAGCTAGAGCATGGAGCATTGTGGTGGAAATTAAACCGAACGACGTAATTTACACCTGCTGCATCGTAATCGAGGTTAGCACTGTCACCAGTGAGACCTACGACACGCATGAACAGTGTTGCTGTAGTAGCAACTGTGGAAATGTCGAGTTCAGCAGTGGAACGTCCATTGTCGGTTGAACCGGACGTTGCGGTTGCCAAAGATGCGTTAGCAAAGATGTTTGACAGTGCAGTTGCACGGTCAGTTGAGCTACCATCTGCGGCTACCATGAACAACTGGTTTGGATTGTCAGCAACGAAAGCCTTCACAGGGAAGTTTGTGTCTACGCTTACGCTGTTGGCACCGGGCCAGTAGTTGATGAAGACAGGTTTCTTAGAAACACTATCCACGTACTCTACGCCCATCAGAACCCCAAGTGCGGGAACCGTACCACCGTTTGCATTACCAACAATGTCGATAACACCAGCCGCCAGTGGAATTACTGGCGAATACTGATAAATCGCATTAGTGTTGGCTGCTGCAATCTCATATTGAGTTACACCAGTAGTGTTGGCACCTGCGCCATTAAGCCCGATAGGACGAAGACCAAAGGCAGTATCTTGATTTGCCATTTTTGTTTCTCCTAATCAGAGCGACCCTATCTCTGTGGGCCGCCAAAGGTTACACGAGATTGACGATCAGGTTTGTTGATCGTCATGGTTGAATGTGCATTCGTGCTCATCATGTCATTATCAACAGCCTGCATCTGATCCGCGTTCCTCTGAGAGAAGTACTCGTTTCGTTCTGCAACCGTTTCCAATGGAATACGAGCAAGAATAAGTCCACCTACTCCAAACACACCTTCGTATTTACCTGATTCGACTACCGGGGCCTCAAAGTCAGGGTACTCATCCTTACGAACCAGTTCCCAACCTTCGCGCATCTTAGCGCTGACGTTTTTAGTATCGTCAAAACCACGGGTTTCAGCCCGGATCCAACGATGCTTAAAACCATCCGGTGCAGGTGGTGCATCTAACATAGACGGGGGAGCCCACGGCTTACGCCTTGCCGTTTTTTCCCTAGATTGATTTGCGCGAGAAGTACGTTTGATTTCGCCTTCAAACATTTCGTTTTGATCTTCAGCCATCTCTCTTACTCCTTCACGTATTTCGCGTATTCTTCAAGCGGCACACCCAATTTCTTCGCTATCGCGACTTGGCTAGGGGTGAGTCTAACCTTTTTCCCACTACTGCGCCCAGATGTACTGCGGGATACGGAAGCAACCGTCTGAGCGGGCCGTTTGCTACCACCGTTAAGCTTATGCGGAAACTCTGTCTGCATACGCCTGTCAAGTTCATTATAGTAGTCATTTGACTGCGGGTCAAATCCTTCGTCCTCAACAAGCTTTTTATGTATGCCAAAAGCAGCATATGTCATCGCCTCATCTTCACCAAACCACGCATTTTTCTGAGCCCATTGTTCTGCTTTAGGGTCAGGCCTACGAGGCTGTTGTTGAGGCATAGGTTGACGTACAGCCGCCTGCTGCTGTGCTTGGATTTGCTGTGCATAGCGTTGCTGCTGTGCTTTAGCTTGAGTAGCGCGGTCATTTTCAATAGCCAGACGGGTAATCGCCCGTTGAGCCTCAATAACGCCATTTGTGTCGCCCATCTCAATAGCTTTAGCCAATTTTTCTTCGGCAGAAGCTATCTGTGACTCAACACGAGTGCTGTACTCATTGACATAGTTGGTATCCAGCGTATCCATGCGCTGTTTTAGCTGCTGTGCTTCAGCCTGCACGTTCTGAGCATACTTCAACGCTTCTTCGCGCTGGCGCTCTGCTTCGCGCATTTTCTTTGTTAGGCGGTCAATGCGCTTTTGCGTGGCATTCTCCGCTTTGTCAAAATTATCGTCTTCTGACGCCTGCTGGGTCTCTTGACCCTCATCGTCATTAGCTACGTCAACCTCAGTTTCCTGAGAGTCGTCCAGATCCAGTTCAATCTGTTCTTTTTCTTCTGCCATTTTTAACTCCTAGAAATGCAAAATGTCTTCAGGTTCTTGAATACGCGCCAAAATCTCGTCATCGTTCAAGATGCGGACTTCGCCACCATCAATCTTAAATCGCGAACCGGCATAACGGGCAAACATCACCCAGTTACCCTTTTCGCACCACGGACCAGACGGAAACTTTTCCGCGTCCTTGTAAGCTAGGGGCCCTACCTTCAGGACATAGCCAACCTGTGTAGATACATTTTGCTCATCCAAAACTTGGTTTGGTAGGTAAATACCGCCATCGGTCTTACCTTTGCCGCGATACGGCAAAATAAGCAAACGCCAGCCCGTCGGGTCTGGCAATCTTTCTAGGAGGGAACCGCCGATTTTTTCGGGGTCTAATGCTTTATCAGTTACGTCAACGTAAGCTTCCGCGAGGTTTGCGACGCCTTCACTTACGCCTTCGAGATCAAGTTTTTGCGCTTCAGTCATTGCTTCGCTCCTGTTTTTCTAGCAGGCCCTTGAGTTCCTGTTCCACGTGATCCAGAGATTTTAAATTTCCCATGAGCTCACGATACTGCTCGATGTTCTTGACGTTGTCATAAATTAACAAGTCTTGAACTGCCCTCCGCCGCTCTTTGATAATCCGAAAAGCGGCTTCGGCAAAATATATTTCATCCACTCGTATATCTCCGCGTTAAATCTGATATATTATTATACCATCTCTAGCGCAAAGTCACGTGTTTCTTTGTTCCTTCTTAGCCAACCCTTACCAAAAGTGTTAAACGTCCGAAGGCTCTTGTAAAAAGCCTCGCGCTCATCAGCCACCGCCTTAATCGTTTCCGCCGCGTCAGCGGCTTCTACAGCTTCTAGGGTCTTGGGGCCTATCGCACCGTCCGCAGTCGCTCCTACGGCTTTCTGTAGCGCTTTAGCAGCCCTTCCGGGGCCAGAGTTAACCGCCCAATCAAAGATAGCAAAGTCCAGACCCGAAGGCAGATTATCGCCCTTCACCTTGTCCCAGTAGCCCTGCTTGTAAATCAACTGCACATGATCGTCAGGAATGTTCTTCAACTCATCCACATCTTCCAACGGCCTGCCCAAGAAATCTGAGTAGGTTTTGTGCGTAATCCCCTTATTAGTTGCCCCACCGGGATCATCCGGGTGGTCAACAAAGCCGCCTTCGTGCTTTAGCACCATCTCTAGGCTTTTGAAGAAATTGGCTTCCATTAACGACCTTTCATATACTTGCTCACAGCGCGGTTACCGAACCAAAATGACATAATGGCGGCAAACAGGCCTTGAGTCTCCGGAGTCCACATAAGCGTTACAGCGTCTTTCCAATCGCCGCCAGACTCCAATACTTTCACAATAATCACGACTTCCGTCGCAGCGAACATCAAGAAGAAGGCATAAGTAATAACAGGCCTAACACTACCGCGCAGAGCGTTGACAAATCCGCCAGCGTCAATGCTTCGATCATGCTCATAGATGCCCTTCGTCTCGGCTATGTCCGCCTGTTTGTCGAGCTCCTCTAATTTTAGCGCGGAGCGCTTCTCCATCAACTCGGCTTCCATCTTCATGGTTTCGAGTTTCTGTTTGTGCTCCTGCCCCGCCTTGAAGAAATTCAGTACTTCCGGGAGAAAGCTTGTCCCAAAGCCCAGTAAACTCCCAAGCAAACTCATCATTTTCAAGTCTCCTCTTCATCTCCGCTATGCGGCGTTTCAAATCTGCCACTACCTCATCCATCGGTAATCGTAAACCGCACATTCGGATGATCCGGGTAATTAACAACCACCGGACCTTCAGGACACATATAGTCAATGTGCGCCAACAAAGTGGCTTCACCGGTAGCAACCTTGCTACGATGACGCTCATCAATCGTTATCTTGTAGCCAAACTTGTCTATTTTATCGTTAGCTGGACCGCTAAACTTAGCTATGCTTGGAACTGCCGGATGCACGATGTATTCGCTATCCCGAACCTCCAACCGAAAACTCTCAACGGTACAGTCATCACGCAGCTTCTCCCGCGCAACAATGACCTTAAACTCACCAGTTACCGGGCCGTCTGAAATCTCAAAATATTCGGGAGCCCATTCTAAGACAGGGTCTTCAAAACCAATCTTGTCATAAAGAGTGTATCCGCCGCCTATCAAAGCAAACGTGGCGGTGACAACGCCAATCCCTTTTGTGATGTTTTCAAAGTCCATCAATACACCTTTACCGAACCGTCCTTTATGTGTTTAGGCACACAATAGGCCGTCACCCTGTCATCCGGGTGTAGATAATCCAAGCTCCTATAATTCCCATATCTTTTACTTACCTGAGAAGCATAATAATTACAATCAATTATGCTGGCAAAGTACATATCGTTGCTGACGAGCCTTCGGTCATCCCCCGTGCCTAAATAAACCATCAACAAAAATACGTGGATCATTCACTTGGCTTTGCACCCTTGCTGTTTACATACAAACCAAACCACGCGGCCCCCGCGCCAACGATCACACTGACAAATCCCGCCTGTGCGTTATTCGGGTCGGGCAAGGCCATAAACCAAGTACACGTCTTGTAAAACACAATCATGTAACTGAGGATGAGCAACCGCGGAACAATCCGCCACGCATCCAATTTTTCCGGGGTAATCATGCAGAACCTTTCGTTTTGACAAGCCAAATAAACCCTATCAGAACCACTGCTCCAATAAGGATTGACCCAATTATAACACAAATCTCAATAAATTTCTGCCTGCGCTCACGCTGACGATACAGCGTCTCCTGCCGCTGCTTACGGATGTTGCCCTCCATGCGAATGAGCTCGTCCCAAGCAGATATACCCATAGTCAGGCTAATCCATTGTTTTAATTCATCTCTTTGGGCTTGCGCTTTGCGTTTAGCAGCAAAGGCCTCAATGGCCTCCTGCTCTACAGACTTGCCGTTAAATAATTTTTTGAATATAGGGGGGTTCTTGGCTTCTTTTTCCGCTTGGTCAATATCAGAAAGAGCGCCCATCCATCTGGACAGGTCGCCCACCATTGACTCAACGTCACGCCCTACTGCAAAACCTTTTTTAAGTGCCCCAAACGCCGCTGACGCGGTCGCCATCGCCGAAACTGGATCCATAACTATTTCCCGTAGTTATAATAAACATTATACTCTCTTCTTTTTCTTTTTTGGCTTAGACTTCCCAGCTTCAGACAAAGCAATAGCGATAGCCTGCTTCTGCTTGTAGCCCTCGTCCATCAGCTTACTAATGTTCTTGCTGATGGTGGCCTGACTTGATCCCCGTGCTAACGGCATTAGCTACAACTATTGTAGCCGCCACCTTTTACAGCAGCACCCATGCCACGAGCCGTTGCACGACCCATGCTCATTGGAACCTTTACGTCGGCTGTCTTGCCATAAGGAATGCGACCCTGACCCTTAATGTCAGCATATTCTACTGCCTTGGGTGCCGCCCCCGGCTTATTCGTTACGATTTTTACTGCGCCCATTCTACTGGCCTCCTCTGCCAAGTTTAAGTAATTCACGCTCCATAGCAGACTGGATACGTGCCTGTGTCTGCCGCTCTTGCGCCGCCAACCTCTGCTGGAACTGATCCGCCCGCAACTGCTGGTTCTGTGCATCAAGCTGCAATTTGGCTTGGTCATTCTGTGCGTCCGCCTGCTCAGCCTGTGCCTTAATCTGAAGCTCCTGCTCTTTAAGCTGAACCAACGGATCAGGGCCCTGACCAGACACTTGTGCAGACATCTCTTTGACCATCTGCATACCTTCAGCAACAAACTGTGCTGTAAGTCCCTCAATTTGCAGCATCTCGTCCTCAGTAGCCGCCTCGCCGCCCGCGGCCTGCCTGCTCTGAATAAACTGCACCGCCGCCTTCTCACGAGCAGCAATCCGAACGTGCTCCATGATGTGCTTCTGCAACGACATCGCAATGGCAGGCATACCACCAACCATAGGCGTCGAACCAAAGACCATATGCGCCATAATGTGCGCCTGATGCTCCTGACCCTCAAAAGCCTTCAGCGGTATCATGTCCATCGCGTCAATGTTTTCCTGCGCCGGATCCTTCGGAGTCGGCTCATCGTCAGGAATGCGCCGCATAATACGGTCCACGTCCCGCACACCAAGCGCATCGTACATATCCCGATACACCTCATACATATTGTGCATCTCAGGAGCCGCACCAGCCAACTGCAACTTGGTCTGTGCCAAAGCAATCCGCTGCGCCTGACTAAATACATTCGGATCAGAGACCGGTATGATGTCCACGCGGTCATCAAAGTCCTTACGCATCACAGTAGCGTCCGCACCCTCTACAGAATACGGATACTCCTGCGGCAAGCTCTCACTCATCACACGAGCCAAAATCCTGAACTCAACCCGCATCGCGTTGTGCAAGCGCTTATGCACCGCACTCATCACACGAGAGCCCTGCTCCAGCATCGCGATAGTCGTACCAACAGCAGCCTGCTGATTACCATCGCCCACCTTCATGTCAGTAATGGTCGCGAACCGCTGACCCGCCTGTACTACAAAGCCAAGCAAGTTAAACAGGGTTTGGTCCGGGCCCTTGAATGGCAGCGGCATCAGGCTGTCACGAATAGCCCCACCGGGAGCGTCCACATCGCGGAACTCTCCGGGCTGCAACGGGTCGTCGTCATCCCTGATACGCAGTCCACGGGCTTTGAAACCCGCTGGGAGGTTGGACAATGTACCAGCGTCGATCAACTGTCGCAGCGCCGCCGTGGCAGTCCGTGACAGACCGCCAATGGTGTGAATAAGGCCCAAACCATAAAAACCAAAGCCCGGAAGGAACTTATAATGCACAAAATACTGTATCTTGCGCTTTAACTCGTCATCCTCACGGTAATTTCGGCGAATTGCCAATACCTGCCCGTTGTCCTGACTGATGGTGACAACATATGGTACTTTAATACCTGTCGGCTCACCGTCATCGTCAAGCTCCTCATACCCCTCAAGGTCTAAATCAACGTGACACTCCAAAATAGTGCAGTCATAGTCAATCTGCGTAGCTGATGTGCCGTCAATACGGTCAATCTCATCACCCACACTGTCCATTTCTGCCTGCGCCGGAATAACCGGCACGTCCAAGTAGAACCCCGCAACCTGCTTCTTCCGCAAATCGTTCAATGACATCCGAACAACCTGCGTAATATTTGGGCAAGTGTCCAAATCTGCCGTCTCATACGGCACAATCAAGTTCTCAGCAGGGATAAACTTACTTACTGCACGGCCCAAAGTCTCGTCATAGTAGACTTTCTTGAATGTACTACCCGCCAACGGTAAGTAGAACAACATCTGGTCCATGTCAGGGGTGTAATCCTCCATCACATTCGTGATGTAGTAATTCATAAAATGCCTTACGCGCTGCGCTTGGGACTGCTTTTCTCGTGTCTCGCTTCCCATAATAGCAGTTCGCACGGGGCCGCTGGCAGGCAACAACTCATTGAACGCCTGCGCTTGAAACTGCGTAGCCGCCTCGGCAAGCAACGGGTGCGTAACCCCAGAAGCTCCTCTAAAAGGCTGGGTCCTCTCCTCGTAGTTGAACCCAAGAAGCTCCAAACCGTTTGCATAAGCATCTTCCCAATCCTGTCGGCCAGCCTTGTTGGCCTCAAACTCGCCCAACAACTCACCGGCTATACGACCAAGTTCCCTGTCGGGCATCTCCTCGGCCAAGTTAGTATAAAAATCATCACTCTCGCCGCGCTGATCCGCAGGCTCAAAATCAATAGTGACACCGCCATCCTCTTCCGGCGATATCTCAATTTCCATATTCTCCGCCGCGCCCTCAAAAGCCACGACATTGTCCATGCTGCCCGGAACCTCTAGCTCCACTTCAGCCGCTAAATCCTCTGGATCCAACTGCGACGGGACATTCTTGTCCATCATTCCGCCAATAGGTTCACGTGCCATGCGTTATCTCCTTCAAGACTAACTTACCATAGTCCTATACATATTTCTAGCAATTGGTGATAAACGAGCCGTGGGCCGCGGTCCATCAATAATACCCCGAACGACTGGTCTGGAAGAACCCCTGCTCATTGCGCGGGAAATACACGTCAAGGCCACCTTCCGGAGACCTGAATGAGCGTTCTCCCGGTTCGCGGCCCAAGATCCTGTCCAATTGCTCAAATAATTTACTATCCACCATCTTAGCTAACTGCTGCGGGGTAGCATTAACACCTGCCTCCCTCAACAACTTCACGCCAAACGCATTGTTGCGCTTGTCCATAGCCACATCTTCAGGAGTAGCATTACCAATAAGCGGTATAGGCAAAGCGTCTATACCCTCCGCGAAATTTCCTAATTTAATCGCGGTCTCCGGGCCAAACTGCCTTGCCATCTCAGCAGACATAAGCGCATGAGCCCGCGCATCTTCTAACTCCTGAAACGTCGGCATATCATGCCGTGGCCGCTGGTTACGAATGTCTTCGGGGGCATCACTAAACTCACGTGGAACCTCCGCATACCCATACTTTTGCTCCAACATCTGTTCAAATGTCGGGGCCCCTTCAGGATAATATGTCTGTGAACCCTCGCTGCTCTCTCTTCCAGAGGTGCGAACAAGATTCTGAGCCTCCGCGTTTGGCGCGTTATACAAAGCAGACAAAATGCCCGCTTCCTCAATGGCCGGGTTTCCGCCTTCCTGCATATAAAGTTCCGGGGCCCCTTTGTAACCACGAAGATCCGTGGGCCGCGAACTGAAATCCGGGGTGGACTGCCGCGTCAACGGCTCAGCCATACCCTCATACGGCGAATAGCGGGGCACATCTTGTTCAAAATACTGGCCTGCCATGCCTCGACTACGAGCGTCAGACCCTAAATCAACGCGATAACCCTCTTCATCAATAAAAGGCCGCGCTTCGTCGTCTACAAAATAATAGGCTTCGCCCGTCTCAGAGTAAGAGGGCCGTGTGCGGCGGGAAATCTCTACCGGGTCGTTGGTCCCGTATAACGCCTCGTCCATCGACATATTACCAAAATCGGTAAAACCGCCCGCCCCAAGATTTACCGCAGAATCCGCCATTAGTAATACGCCCTAACCCTTACATTTGTGTCCTCGTCATCCCAATCGTCACTGGGCAACTGAACAAAGTTACCTTGCCGGTAGCGCATCAAAGCCTGTGTCATACTATCAACCAAGTCATCGTGCTCCCCGTTTGGAAACGCCGCCACCTCCTCAATCATCTCATCGGCAAAGACGGTGTCGGGGGCCCAAACCATACCAGCCTCAAACAAAGGCGATACAGAGTGAACTCGTGTTATCTTATCATTTCCTTTGCTTGGCGTAAAGTTAACAACGGGGATGCCCATGTTTCTTAATTCCTGCGTCAAAGGCAGACCAGAGGCCTTGGCTTCCACAATTACTGTGTCGGGTTCCCAATACTTATATTGCTCCAAAGCCATGTTTTTTAATTCAGGAAAATCCCACCGGTCCTTTTGGCTGTCCAAAAGTATGAGTCCCGGAGGGCCCCCAACCTCCTCTGGACGAAATACGCCCCACGTGGTTATCGCGCTAAAGTCAGCCGTCTCGCGTTTACTAAATGCCGTATCATAACTCTGAATGACATATTCAAGATTTGGAATCTTGTCTTTCTCCCAGCGCCTCCACCATTGACGTGGGATGATCGCGTTCTCTTCGCCCGTCGGATTCTGCTGATACTGCGCGTTCCACTTGCTGGGCGGGATAGATGCTTTGACCGCGGTCAGGTCTTCGATTGACCAAAACTCAGGCCAGCACGGGACGCCATCATCAAAAATCGCAGGAAGTTCCACAACTTCCCATTGGTCCGCTAGGGGGTCTTTAGCCATCGCCTTCAAAAGCTGGCCCGTCATATCCTTTTCTGACCACCGGGTCTGGACCAAAACAATCGACCCACCCGGCTGGAGCCTCTGTCGGGGGCCCCCAGTGTACCAATCCCAAGCATCGTCAAACCCGTTCGCAGACATCGCCGTCTGTTCCGAATGCGGGTCATCAATGATTACCAAGTCGCCACCACGACCCGCGAGGTTTGATCCAACACCAACGGCATAGTACATCCCGCCAGCAGAAGTGTCCCAACGACCAGAAGCTTTACTGTCAGCAGCCAATTTAACATTCGGAAACACCTCCTTAAATTCATCACTATCCAAAAGATTTTTTGTCTTACGGCCAAAGTTGACCGCAAGCTCTGTCGTGTGCGTCGCCTGAATAATCTTCATCCGCGGGTTCTTGCCCATCATCCAAGCAGGAAACAGGAAGGATGCGAACTCTGACTTCGTATGACGCGGGGCCATGTTGATGATAAGTCGCTTTAGGTCGCCTTTTGCAACCCTTTCTAACTTTTCGGCAATAATTTTATGATGACGACCGGCAATAAATTCCGGCCACATAGATTTTACAAAAGTCAAAAATTCTTTCTGACAAGCTTCATTCTTCTCGATTTGCGCGAGTCGCAGGCGAAGCTTTAACTCCTGATCTGAAACATCCATCGGGGGCCCCTAAAGTTGCACATATTACAGGCATAAATATGCACACTTTTTAGTCAGTTAACAAGTCCCATCTAATTGCACAAAAAATAGGCAATGTTTCACGTGAAACATTCATATCATTTTTCACATGATTATTTGAGAAAAACATGGCCCTTGCCTGCGCAGCCAGAGCCCGTGGCCGCGTTGCGCGATTTTTGGTAAATGATTGATTTATCACGGTTTTTGACCCGATACCGGAATCCTAGTTTTTAAGGCCGCCGCCCGCGTTTCGACGCCCGCCGCCCGCGTATCATGCGCCGCGCTATTCGCCCCGCGTTGCCCGTGCCGCGTTCCGCCGCCCGTGAAAATTTTTAAAAATACCGACGCCCGCGCCCCGCGTTTTTTGGATTGCGCCCCGCCGTGATTTTTCCGCCGTATGTTTTACGCAATCCCCGCCCCGCCGCCCGCGG